CAGAGCATTAGATTTCCAATCTAAAGGTTGTGGGTTCGATTCCCACTTTTCGCTCTAACTTTAAATTAAATAAAATGATAGGAAAATTAGAAAAATACTTAAGTGATAAATACGATAGTATAGTTATAATTAAAGATGAGTTGAGTAACCCTGATTTAGAATTATCTGAGTGGTATACTGCTGATGATTATACATTATATGTTATGACAAACGATGCTAGAAACATTGATTGGGAAAATGATGTGTATTATTATGAACCAAGCTTTGATATTATTATGGATAGAATAGAAGAAACATGTCATGATTTAGGTTATGGTAGTGAGGTGAGGATATATATTGACACTGAAGCTTTCTTACCTGAACAAGAAGTAATTGAATGGCTAGAACAAAAAGAAGATTAATATGTTAAGAGAAAAACACTTAAAGCTAGACCACGACGATTTAAAAGGTCAAGCACTTATATACATTATGAGTAGGCAAGGTCCTTTAGATGAAAAGATAAAAGACTGGGAAAATATGACTCCTGATTCATTCTTTGGGCCTACTAAAGAAGAAATAGCTAAACAAGTTGAATGTTTAACTAGAAAACAAAAATTATTAAAATATATGTATACCATAATAGTAAACCATGACTCCTGAAGATTTAGAAAAATTAGCACAATTAGTAGCAGATAAAATTTTAAAAGAGTTTGATGATAGAATACATCAAGATTTTAGACCTATGACTCCTAAAGAATTCTTTGAAGCTGAAGTTGATGGTTTTGGTAACATAAAACATCCTACTAAAAAAGATATGTTGAAAGCTCAACTATTAGATTTAGAAGCTAAACGAGCTAAATTATTAGCCGACGAAAAATACGAATTATTAATAGAATTAAATGAAATATATGACAGAATTAAAAAAGAATATGACGAACTTTAATGTAATGTTAGCTAAAGAATTTAACCCTAAAGAATGGCGGTTAGATACAAAAAGCTTCATACAACCAAAACTAGACGGCGTTAGATGCTACATAACTAAAGATGGCGCATTTAGCAGAAACCATAAACCGTTTAAAAATTGTAAACATATCTTAACGGAACTTAAATCGTTCTTTAAAGATTATCCTGATAGAATACTTGACGGCGAGTTATATAATCACAAGTTTAAAAATAACTTTAACAAAATTATATCACTTGTTAAAAAACAAAAACCAACGCAAGCTGATAAATTTGAGTCAGCAAGTTATTTACAATTTCATTGCTACGACCAGTTTATTCTTAATGAACCAAAAAATTATCTTATTCCTTTTATGACAAGAAGTAATAGAATTAAAGAATATAAAAAATATTACAAATGGCGTTCAATTAAAACTGTTAATACATTTAAAGTTGACTCTCACAGCATGATACTTTCTTATCATAATGATTTTAAAGATTTAGGTTATGAAGGTTCTATTATTAGATATAATACACCTTATGAAACTAAACGAAGTAAAAACTTATTAAAAGTGAAAGACTGGTCAGATACTGAAGCAACCATTACAGGTTATGTTGAAGGCAGAGGTAAGTTTGCTAATGGTCTTGGTAAATGGTTGGCTATTGATAAAGACGGCAGAAAAGTTGAAATACCTTGGCCTACACTAACTATTGAAACTAGAAAACAAATGTGGCAAGCTAGAAATGAATATATTGGTAAGCTATTAACATTTGAATTCTTTGAAAGAACTCCAGCTGGAGCTTACAGATTTCCAAGAGCTAAAACAATTAGAAATTATGAGTAGTATATCAATTGCTTTACTTCTTGCATTATCTGCTTATATAGTAGCATTGCTGGGCGATACATTTAAACGTAATCTATTGATACTCATACCTATAATGATTTCATTTGATACAGTAACAGTTTTTACTATGGCTTCAATTATCGAAGTGAAGTTGACAATTGCTGTAGGCGTTATGGCAGGTACTATGCTCAAGGTTATTGTTTTTATTTTATATCAAAAGTATAGACCATGAGTTTAGGTAAGTTAATAATAAACAATAAAACTTATATAATTAATACAGACGTTTCTCATAAAGTACAAGAACAAACTATTAATTCAATTCTTAATAGTTATTCTAATGCTGAATGGGAATGGTTTGATGAAGTTAAATTTAAAGATGTAATATGAAAAATAAAAAATTAAAATCAACTAGAATAGGTATAAGGTTTGAATTTAAACCTTATTTAATTGGTGACATACCACCAAGTTTTGACAAGCATGACAAAAACAAATGGTTATGGTATAATAGTAAAGGAATAACTTGGATTCATAAAATGGACTAATATGAGTAAAAAAATATATAAGCATTTGCTATACACAAACAAATTCGACGTAGCAAAAAAATGTAAAGAATTTAGAAAACCAAAAAAGAAAAATAGAAGATGAAGTGGTATAGCCACCCAACATATAAATTTCATTTAAAAGAAGTGGATAGCGGTAAGCTAATAGACCCTGACCATATGCCTTATATACAATGGCCAAGAAGTTTGGCTAATTCGTTTGAAAGGTCGTGGAATAGAATAGGTATATTAGACTTGAATGATTTATTACAGGAAGGCTATTATAATTTTTATAGAGCTTGGTTAAAACTTGATTGGAAGATGATTAATGCAGCCCCAGAAGAAGAAAAAACTGGAATTATAATTAATTATCTTAAAATTAATATTAAAAACGGCATTAAACGGGCCATAGCTCACGATAGAGATACTATTAGAATTCCTGAGGCATATTATAAGTTAAAGCCTCACGGAGCTGCATATGAAGGCAAATATGATTTGAACTATCAAATAGATATATTTTTAACTAGAACATTTGCATCGTTTTTCAATGCACATTATATGGATGTAGTTGATGAAATATCTAATTACAATAATGATAGATTAAATGAACATTTAAATGATGTTATGAATATATTTTTAACACCTTTTGAAAAAGATGTAATATGCATGTTTTACGGTATAGATGAACCTTTTGATAGAAAAGTTGCTTTATCAAGAATAGCTGAAAAATATAATAAATCCATTGTATGGATTAAGAAAACAAAAGCTAAAGCTTTACAAAAATTAAAACAAACTGAAGTAAAAGAAATAATTGAAAAATTTTTAGAAAAATAGTATACATAACTAATTTTTTATGTAATATATAATAAGACAATGGAACATAAACATATACTTTACGACATTGAAGATGATGCAATAGATAGAGGCGATGCCACTAATTTATCTGAAGCATTAAGTTATTTTAACATCGATACATCGACCGATGATAAAAAAAATACTGAGAACCAATTGCATGGCGATGCACTTTATCATAATATGTATTATAAAGATAAAAAGTATGCAATTAGAGAATTAAAAATGAAAAATAAAAAGTGGCACAAATTAACTAAATATGAATATACGAGAAAAATTAAGTAGAATACAATATGAATTTAAATCCAAAAAGTCTCGTTATAATGCTTTTGGTAAGTATAATTTCAGGTCAGCTGAAGATATACTTGAATCATTAAAACCATTAAACGAAAAGTATGGTGTTTATTTTACAGTTAAAGAAAATTTAACTATGGGTGATTTCCCTATAATACATTCAACAGCTATTATAGTTGATGCTGAAGCCGGCGATACGATTGAAGCTACAGCAATAGTAGGTGTTGATTTAAATGCTAAAGGGCAACAAATGCCTCAAAGATTTGGTAGTGCTTCATCATATGGCAAAAAATATGCACTTGGTAATTTATTGTTAATTGATGATACCGCTGATGCTGATGCTACAAATTCGCATAATAGAGAAACATCTATCAAATCTAAAATGCAAAATTTAGAAAACAAAATAGCAAAATCTAAAAAACCTTTAATTAATAAAGCTAATATAGAACAAGCTAAGAAGTTTTTATCTAATGGTGGATTAATGAAAACACTTGAAGATAAATATACAATAACTGAAGAAGCTAGGTCTGAGCTTGTAAATGAATAAAGAGGAAATAATAAAGAAACTAAAATCCGACGATAACTATTATGGTGATTATGGTAAACAGTTTCTTTCTAATAGTGACATAAGAGCACTATTGAATAATCCTCTTGATTTTAAGAAGCCTAGTGAACCCTCTACTGCTTTTGCAATAGGTGGTTATTTTCATACGTGTATACTCGAACCTCATAAACTAGATAAGTATAAAATAATTAACGCAACAACAAGGAATACAAAAGTCTACAAAGAACTCTCCGGCGGTGAAATATGTTTACTAGAACATGAAGCGGATTCTATTCAGAACATGCGTGAGAGAGTCCTTGAAGTTGAATTATTTAAAGACTTAATACAAGAAGGTAAAGTTGATTATGAGGTTCCGGGTGTCACTGAATTAGAAGGAGTGATGTGGAAAGGTAAAGCCGATATTATTAACCACACACAACAACTAATAGTAGACTTAAAGACTACATCATCGATCGATTCATTTCGTTCTAGTGCTTATAAATTTAATTATGACAGTCAAGCTTATATTTATTCTAAGCTATTTGGCTATGAGCTAGTGTTTATAGTAATAGATAAAAAAACACATCAATTAGGTTTATATGACTGCAGCGATGATTTTCTCCAATCAGGACAAAATAAAGTTGCGAGAGCGGCTCAAGCTTATAATGAATTTTTTGGTGATGAGCAATTTGATTTAACACAATTTTATATTTCAAAAACACTTTAATTTAAATTAATTTAATATGGCAAGAACTAGAAAAATGACCTGTGATGTTACAGGTATAACTACGAGTGCAAAAAACTTTTATTCTAATCAGTCACATGTTAAAGCTGTAGACAACTTAAGAAGAACTACAGGTGCTAACAAAGATCAGCTTAGAAGATTATTTACTCAAGTAAACTCTTATTAATGGCAGGTATTATAAAAGGAAGTATTAATTTATCTGCAATACCTAAAGATAAAATTATTGAGGGTAAAAAAGGAAAGTATTTACCTATCACTATAACAGTTAATGATGAAGTTGATCAGTTCAATAATCAAGGGCCTATGATTGTTTCTCAATCTAAAGAAGAAAGAGAATCAAAAGTTGATAAGGTTTATTTAGGTAATGTGCAAGTAGTATGGAGTAATGGTGCATTTCCAGATCCGCCACCGAGAGATGGTGAACCTGCAATGCAAAATAATACTCCTAAACAAGAAGAACCAGATTTACCATTTTAGTATGATAAATGACATCGAGATTAATGGTTTCGATATAGATATATTTAATCAATATAATCTTAAAGTTGGTGAGCAAGAGGGCGTTTGTCCTCTTTGCTCTGCTGACAGGAAACCTGCTAACCAGAAAAAGAAATGTGCATCTTATGACTGGAAACGTGGTCTTGGTACTTGTCATAATTGTAATAATACATTTCAGTTACATACCTTTAAAAGAAAAAATCCTGATAAAGAATATGTAAAACCGGAACCTATTACAAATACTAAACTAAGTAATAAAGTTATTCAATGGTTTAAAAAACGTGGTATATCAGAAGATACTTTAAATAAAATGAAAGTATCAGAAGGATTGGAATATATGCCACAGACAGGAAAAAAAGAGAACACAATCCAATTTAATTACTTTATTAACAATGAACTAATTAACATAAAGTATAGAGATGGAAGAAAGAATTTTAAACTTGTTAAGGGAGCAGAAAAAATATTTTATAATATTGATGCTACTCTTAGCCATAGATATGTGGTTATTGTGGAAGGAGAGATTGACGCTTTATCTTTTATTGAAGCTGGGATTGATTCAGTGGTTAGCGTCCCAAACGGAGCTACAATTAATAACACTAACCTTGATTACTTGGACAACTGCATTGATTATTTTGAATCAAAAGAAAAAATCATTCTCGCAGTTGATCAAGATGAGGCAGGAGAAAATCTTAAACAAGAACTTATTAGAAGACTCGGAGCGGAAGCGTGTTATACGATCGACCTCGGCAATCACAAAGACGCTAATGAATTTCTTATTCACAATGGGAACAACTTGCTTGCTAGCCTCGTTGCTAATGCAAGCCCCGTACCTCTTGAAAATGTTTTAACATTATCAGATGTAAGTAATGAATTAAAAGAGTTTATTCAGGAAGGTTTTAAACCCGGTTATCAAATCGGGTTAGAGCCTTTTGATGATATATTTTCAACTTATACAGGACAGTTTATTACAGTAACAGGTGTGCCAAGTTCAGGTAAATCTGATTTTGTAGATAGAATGATTATAGGATATTATTTAAAGTACGGCTGGAAAACAGCATTTGCTTCTCCGGAAAATAAACCAACATTTTTGCATGGACATAAACTTATTCGTAAGATAGGTGGATGGATGCCAAGAGAATCAGATATTGGTTCTGCTAAATGGAATGAAGTAACTGATGTAGTTAATAATAACTTTTTCTTTATAGAAAATGAAAGATATGATTTAGATTCTGTATTAGAAAAAGGTGCAGAGCTTGTAAAGCGTAAAGGTATTAAGTGTTTAGTAATAGATCCGTATAATAAAGTTAAGATGAATGGTGCTAGTAATATGAGTATTACAGATGCTACTATGGAATACTTAACAAGAGTTGAAGCTTTTGCTAAGAAACACGATGTGCTTGTTATTGTTGTAGCTCATCCTACTAAAATGTATAAGAAAGAAGATGGTACTATTGATGAACCTAATATGTATAATATTAAAGGTGGTGGTGAATGGTATGATGCTTCTTATCACGGGCTGCTAGTACATAGAGATTATGAAAAGCAAACTGTAAAAGTAAAAGTTCTTAAAGTAAAGTTTCAAAACTTAGGTGAGAATCAAGCTGAAGCACATTTTACTTGGGATAAAATAAGTGGTAATTATATACCAATAGTACAACAAATAAATAATAAGATGCCATGGGAAGCGGATTAACTGGTAAAGGTAAAAAAGATGCATATAAAATGCCATTTTACACAACTAGTTTAGAAGAAGAAACGTGGCAAAAATATTGTATTGATAACAATATAAGAATATCACCTTATGGTATATGTCAAGAGCCCGGTAAATGGAAAATAGCAATTGCTTTTGGGCCATATAAAAAAGGTGAGACTATAAACTTTTCACCAAGTGTTTATGATAAACATAGCATATGGTCAGAATATTATAAAATGTGTAAATATTATTATGATAAACATACAAGATGAATACAGAAGCTTATTAGCTGGTGTATTATATAGTGGTAAAGATAAAGAAGATAGAACAGGCACAGGCACCAAATCTGTATTTGGTAGAATGATAAAGCATGATATGTCACTTGGCTTCCCACTATTAACAACTAAAAAAATATATTTTAAACATGCAGTTACGGAATTATTATGGATTCTTCAAGGTCGTACTGATATGCATTACTTGCAGTCAAATGGCGTTAATTACTGGAATCCTGATTATGAAAGATCAGGTAGATCTGACGGTACGCTTGGTCCTGTTTATGGGAAGCAGCTTAGGGACTTCAATGGCGTTGATCAGCTTAAAAGAATACTCGTCAAAATTAAAAGATACCCAAGCTCGCGGCGCATTATGGCAAGCTTATGGAATCCCAATGATCTGGCTGATATGGTGTTGCCGCCTTGCCACTATGGCTTTCAAGTATATATAAATGATGGCAAACTTAATCTTATGTGGCAACAACGATCAGTTGATGTTTTTCTTGGGTTACCTTATGACATTGCAATGTATGGTTTATTACTTCAGTTGTTAGCTGAAGGATCTGAATATGTTAAAGGTGAACTTATCGGTTGTCTTGGTGATTGTCATTTGTATAGCAACCATATTGAACAAGCTAAGCAGCAACTTAATAATGATTTTATGGAATTACCTAGGGTTGATTCTTCTTGCGGAATTAGTATTGTTAACGAAGAAGTAATATTACCAGAGTTAGATATGATTGAATTAAAAAATTATAATTCACATCCACCAATTAAAGCTAAATTAAATACATGATAGAACTAAAGAAAGGTAAATATAAAATATACCATATCCCCGGTATTAAGATTGGTTGTACAACTAATATTAAGAAACGTGTTGAAGAAGAACAAGGATATAAACCCGGTGAATACGATATATTATATGAAACAGATGATATAGTAGAAGCTTCAGAAGCTGAAAGAAATTTACAAAAAGAACTTAAATACAAAACAGATATTAAATTATATAAAGATTTATTTCGTAAAAAAATGAATAAACATAGCTCATCACAAGCAACAACAACATTTAAAATATCGCCTAGTGATATTAATGCTGAATTTTTAAAAGACATTACTTTAGAATTATCTGAAGGTGTATTTGAATTAAATAATCAAGATTATATTGATTGGATATTAGTTAATGTACATGCAAGCCAATTTGGGCCTGGTACGTGTTATATTTATAATAAAGCCTTTACTAAAGCATTTAAATCTAACGGTACATCAGCATTTAATAAAATAAGAAACTGGGCTAAAGATCGTAATCTTTATCAGAAAGGTGATAGTAAAACTCAGTATGTTAAACTAATGGAAGAAGCAGGAGAACTTGCACAAGCATTATTAAAACAAAATAAACCTGAGATAAAAGATGCTATTGGTGATATGGTAATAGTCCTTGCTAATCTTTCAGAACTTGAAGGGTTTAAAATTGAAGATTGCATTGATGAATCATTTAATGTAATATCTAAAAGAACAGGTAAAATGGTTAACGGAACATTTGTAAAAGATGAGTAAAGTAAACGACAAAATAATTAATCGCGTAATTGAAAAGATTCAAAAACGTGCTGAAGCAGGTTATAAAAAGTATGGTGTTGGTTTAGATAAAGATGATCAATCACTTGACACTTGGCTTAATCATTTACAAGAAGAGCTTATGGATGCTGCTAACTATATTGAAAAAATTAGAGCTGTATTAATTGAAGAAGAAAAAAAGCTAAGTAAATATCCTGAATCAAGTTGGACATCAGACACTACAGATAAAAACTGGGATGTTACATGGTAAAACGTAGGAGTAAAAAAAGAGGTCCTGTACAAGCTAAAAAAATATCATATGATGGTATTAACTTTGCTTCAGGTCTTGAAAGATACACTTATATAGCTTTAAAAAAAAATAAATTGTTTGAAGGATATGAAAATGAAACGTTTGAATTAATAACTTCATTTCAATTCCCTAATACAAGTTATGAAAAACAAGCTAATGGTAAAGGCGAATATATAAACAGAGGAATTAAAAAAATATTAGGTATAAAATATACACCTGATTTTATTGGTAAAGATTATATTATAGAATGCAAAGGCAGACCAAATGAATCTTTTCCTTTAAGGTGGAAACTATTTAAATTATGGCTTACGAAAAACAATATTGGAAAGATACTTTACAAGCCTCAAAATCAGAAAGAAGTAGATCTGACGATAAATTTGATCAAAGAATCAAGAAAAAGAAAGAGGCAGAAATGATGTATAGAAGACGTAAAATAGATAAAGAAATTAAAAAATTAATTAAAAGAAATCCTATAAAGTATAAGGATATATTAAATATACATGAACGATATGGAATTTAAAGACACAGAAATAACTTCACTTCAAGATCACTATGTTGAAAGAATAAAATTTCATATGAAAATGTTAAACTATTATTTAAATGAAAATAGCAGGGTGGGAAGTTAGCGTAGGTTTATATCCGGGAGTTGTTGTAGGAATACGAAGCTATCCTGAGGAGACATTTGTGGAGCATGTATTATATTTACCTTTTGTAGAACTATGTTTAACCATGCATTATGAATGAAGAAAAAATAAAAGAATACGTTTTAAAAAACTATAAACGATTGTTTTCAAGAAAGAAAATAATTAGAGATCAACACGGCAAAGTTATTAGAAGAATAATGGAACCTATTGATCCTATAGTTACTATTAAAGAAACTCATATTGAAGTTAAAAACAATAAGGATGCAAGTCCTATAATACTTAGCAAAGATGTACAAGGAATTATATAAAATGTTATTAACATCTGCTGAAGCAGATAAAACAAAAGCATTACTTAGCTTAGATTTATTAAGTAATAAACCTGCAGGTATTGGTGATCATTCAACAGATGATTATTATAAGAATGCAGAACAAGCATTACAAATGTTAGTTGATGCCGACGATAGAATTAATACATTAAATAAATATTTTAATGAAGGAGAATAAACTAATAGAAATGCGCAATAAGATAGAAGTGCTAGGCAATTCTATGAATAGAATAGTACAAGAATTACATAACCTAAAAGATTTAGCTGTGGGCACAATGATGGTTACTAAAAAATTACCTGGTTATGATAAAGCTCTTGAAGAACTTAAAAAAGAAAACACAAAAGAAAAAGAAGATAAAAAGTAATGGGATTATTTGACGAAAGAATACCTTATAAACCTTTTGAATACCCTGAATATTATACAGAAGGTTGGCTTAAACAAGCTCAAGCTTTTTGGTTACATACTGAAATACCAATGTCAAGTGACGTTAAGGACTGGAATGAAAAATTAACTAAATCAGAAAAAAATTTAGTTGGTAATATTCTTTTAGGATTTGCACAAACAGAATGTGCGGTATCAGATTATTGGACACAAAAGGTTGTAGGCTGGTTTCCTAAACACGAAATACAACAAATGGCAATGATGTTTGGTTCGCAAGAAACAATACACGCTGTTGCTTATTCTTATTTAAATGAAACACTTGGACTCGAAAACTTTGAAGCATTCTTACACGAGCCCGCCACGGCGCAGCGCTTCGATAATCTTGTTAGTTACTCTGGTAGCGACCCTATTGGGATTGGCAGGTCTCTCGCTGTATTTTCTGCATTTGCAGAAGGCGTTAGTCTCTATTCCGCTTTTGCTGTGTTATATAGCTTTCAGTTGCGTAATTTGCTCAAAGGCATTGGCCAACAGATGAAGTGGAGTGTAAGAGATGAATCATTACATTCTAAAATGGGATGTCAGTTATTTAGACATATGTGTAAAGAAATTAAAGGATTACAAGATGGTTGTTATGAACACGTTATTAAAGCGGCAAAAACAATGCTTAAAGCAGAAGAAAGATATATTGACAAAATGTTTGAGCAAGGGGATATTGAAAACCTCAAAGCATATGACCTTAAACAATTTATCAGGAAACGTCTTAACGAAAAAATTGTTGAACTCGGTTACTCAAACAGCGGGAAGTACTTTGAATATGACGAAGTGGGAGCGAGCAGTTTGGACTGGTTCTACCATCTTACCGGCGGGCACACTCATACTGATTTCTTTTCTATTAGGCCGACTGATTATTCGAAAGCTAACGAAGGGGAAGATTTTGAAGACATCTGGTAAAAAATTAATTAAATGTAGCCAGTGTAATGAAGAGTTTTATACAGGTATGGATTATAGAAAGCATTGGGAAAAAATACATTTAAAAAAATTTTTAAAAAACAATTAATTATGAAAAAAATTTTAATATTATTTTTAGCTATAAGTTTTTATAGCAATGCACAATTTACACAATGGGATTATAATAATAATTATATGTTTGATAATTTATACTATCAAAATAATTTAAATGATTATCAAAGAGAAGTTATTATAGTTACAGAACCTATATATAATTATAATTATAATTTATTATATACTTATCCAAGTAATAGTACAACTATAATATATAGGCGTACTAACAGATGCAATAGATGAGAGTTTGTAATGTTTGTAAGAAAAAGAAGAAAGATCATAAATTTAAACATATAGGTAAAAAAACATGTATAAGATGTGAGTTTAGATGGAAAAGATCTTTTATACGTTTATTAGTACAAGACAGAAGACTTACAGCAAAAGAAAGAATTGCAAATAGATTAGGATATATGGGTACAGCATTTATTATGATGTCACCATATTTGTTATCATATGAAAGTGTAGGTGTTATAACTTATATTATAGGAGGAATATTATCTATACCTCAAGTATGGGTTGCAAAACAATGGAATTTAGTATTAGTTAATTTAAATGTATCTATAGGATATTTAATATATTATTTAAATGTGGAATAACAATTGGAAAAAAAATAAAGATTACCCTGCGTGGGGTGATACAGATATATATAAGAAAACAATATCAGGTGGATATTTAATTAATGGTGAGTCACCTCGTGATGCATATATGCGTGTTGCTAAAACTGTAGCTAAACGTTTATATAAGCCAGAACTTGCAGATAGATTTTTTGATTATATATGGAAAGGATGGCTATGTTTAGCATCACCCGTATTATCTAACACAGGTTCAGATAGAGGTTTACCTATAAGCTGTTTTGGAATTGATGTAGCAGATAGTATACAAGATATAGGTAATAAAAATTTAGAAATGATGTTACTTGCAAAACACGGCGGGGGTGTGGGTATCGGAGTTAATATGATTCGTCCCGCTGGCGCTAAAATTACAGGTAATGGAACTTCAGATGGGGTTGTCCCTTTTTGCAAAATATACGACTCAACTATACTCGCGACCAATCAGGGTTCCGTTAGAAGAGGAGCTGCAAGCGTTAATATCAATATTGAACACGATGATTTCCTCGAATGGTTGGAAATTAGAGAACCTAAAGGTGATGTCAATAGACAATCTCTTAACCTGCAGCAGTGTGCTGTCGTTGGCGATAAGTTTATGCGAAAGCTTGAACTTGGAGATGAAGAAGCAAGACTTAGGTGGTCAAAGCTTATACAAAAGCGTAAAGCAACTGGAGAACCATATATCTTATTTAAAGGAAATACAAACAAAGCTAATCCAACAGCATATAAGAAAAACAGTTTAAAAGTTCATATGACTAACATTTGTAGTGAAATAGTATTACATACAGATGAGTCACATAGTTTTGTTTGTTGTTTATCTTCAGTTAATTTAGATAAGTATGATGAATGGAAAAATACTAACTTAGTATATGACGCAACGTGGTTTCTTGATGGAGTATTAGAAGAGTTTATTCAAAGAGCAAAAAATATGAAAGGCTTTGAAAATGCAGTGCGTAGTGCAGAGAAGGGTAGAGCTTTAGGATTAGGAGTTTTAGGATGGCACAGTCTATTACAAAAGAAAGGAATAGCTTTTGAAAGTTTATTAGCACAATTTAAAACACGTGAGATATTTTCAAAAATTAAAATTGAAACCGAACGCGCTTCAAGAGCTCTTGCTGAAATATATGGAGAACCACTATGGTGTGTTGGTACAGGATTTAGAAATACACATTTAAGATCTATTGCACCAACTGTTAGTAATTCAAAACTATCAGGTAATGTTTCAGCCGGTATTGAACCTTGGGCTGCTAATATATTTACAGAGCAATCTGCTAAAGGAACATTTATTAGAAAAAATAACGAACTTAAAAAAATATTTAAGAAACTTGGGATTGATAACAAAGATACATGGGATAAGATACTTGCCGATGGTGGATCTGTTCAAACACTCGATGCACTTAACGAATGGTATTATGACGAAAGAGGAAGACTTAATAAAGAAGACGGAGAACCAGTCAAAAACGTATTTAAAACATTTAAAGAAATAAACCAACTAGAATTAGTTAGGCAAGCAGGTATAAGACAAGATTATATTGATCAATCAGTATCACTTAATCTAGCTTTTCCTTCTGAAGCTACACCTAGGTGGATTAATACGGTACATATGGACGCATGGAAACATGGAATAAAGACCTTATATTATATGAGGACAGAGTCTGTATTGAGAGGAGATATAGCAGCAGCAGCTATGGATCCTAATTGTTTAAGCTGCGATGGATAATTAAAATTAATTTTATGGCTAAAAGATTTACCTTTGCTGATGCAAAAGCAAAAATAAAAGACTTAGAAGATAAAATAGAGTCTTTAAATTTAAATACAGAAGATAATATTTATTCTTCTAAAGAAAATAATATTATAAAACTATATAAAGTATGGGCATTACTAGGTCCAGTATTTGGTTTAGTTGTTGGAATATTATTCTTCTAAAATAATAAAGGGATGCTACTTAATTGTAACATCCCTTTTTTTTATGCATACAAAAACTTTTTAGTTTTCTCTGCTTTATATGCCCTCTTTTCCCAAGGCAAATCTGGGTGCCCCTCTATATAAGACTTCCCGTTATATTCTATATTACCATTTGCTCTTTTATACTTATTATTTTTATAATAAACAAAGTTATCATCATAGTTTAACTTTATTTTCTTATTTTTCATATCAAGTAAATGTTGCTTCTCGTGTTTAATAGTTTTCTTTTTTTCTTCAGGTGATAAGTCAGGTGCTAGCTCAATAGTACCATCGTTATTTGCAACACCTGCAACACCAGGTTTTAATTTTTTAAATGATGAATCACTATCTTCAAAACTAACATCATCAAAATCTACATCTTTAAATTTTACATTATCAAAATTAAGTAAATCTTTATTAGCTTTTGTATCAACACCTAAATCCCATTCATTCCATCCTAAAACTAACCATATTTTTTGCCACAGTTCTAACTCTTCATTTTTAATAGCAGCTAAGTGTCTAGCTTTACGTATAACTCTATCTAATGGAACACCTGCAAAAGATGCAACTTCACCAGACATAGTTAATGCTTCACTATCTAAAGATGGCGTTAATAAATCTTCTTCTTCTATTTTATTAAACGATCTATAAGCAGATGATAAGTCTCTAAGTTTAGAATTTATAGGTGGTGATATACTTGTAGCTGTTATTGCAAATACATTTGGATCAGGTCTTTTTTGGCCTGTCTGTTGTAAATAACCTTCTTTTAATAAAGAATAAAGTGTAGCAGAAATAGCCCCTGGATTACCTAAAGATTTAGCAAAAGAAGTTAAACCTCTTTCTATAGACATTAAATATTTTTTATCTTTTAGTTTTTTAATTTCCTCATCATCGTCATCTCCAAAAGCAAGTGCAGCTAATCCTGATTGCAATGCGTTAAACATTACAGCTTGTACAGCCCCATAATATAATATAGTACCAAGATCACTTTGTACTCTACCCTCAGCAGCAGATCTACCAGATGTTATATCTTGCAATCTTCTTTTAACAATTCTAGCATACTGAAAAGGTGTATTAGCAAAAGCATATACAATTCTACCAAGTGATGATGCTTGTATCTCAGATATTTTAGAAGGATCTGCAGATTGCTGTGAATTTTCAGCTTCTCTCCGCCAATCATTCATAGCTTGCTCTTCTGCTTGTTTTACATCCATACCTCCTTTAACTAAAGCATTAACTCTATTTCTATAAAATGCAGCGCCCCCTAATGCAATAGCAAAGCTATCTGCATATCTAGTTGGTAAAAAACCATTTTTTAATAATTTATTTAATCCTTTTGGATCTCCTTCTGCAATTTCATCTGCTAATACATCAAACTTTGCACCGTCTCTTCTGTTTCTTAAATAATCGCTATTCCATAATTTTTTATAGTCTTCATTAAACTGTTTTGTATTTGCATACGCGGCAGCCGCTTTAAATATATTATTATCTTTTAATCCTATAAAATTTAGTGATGATATAGTTTGCAGCAAAGCTGATCTACTGTTGAAGAACATAGTCGTCCCCACAGCTCTATTAATCCAGTTTAACCACACATTAGACTGTGCGTCTGTACTTACCCTATTACGACCAGATTTCATTCTTCTAAGAGTGTTTTTTAACGCTTGTTTAAAGTTGTTTCCAAACTGATCACCAATAAGATCCATGGTTGTATCGTTAAATATTGCATCTACATTTTCAGAAAAAGTTTTTAAAGCTCTTTCTCTAGCACCATTATTAATAGCATCAAATACTTCTTTAGCTAAAGTCTTATTTTGCCACCCATCTTTTACATCAATAGGAAAACTTTCTTCAATAGCTTCTGCTAAGTCTAAAAGATTTTGGTCACTTTCAACTTTATGGATTAAAGCATCCATGTGCTTCTGTTTTGCAATAGTAACATCATCACCCCTCTTAATAGCATTATAAATTTTTATAGCATCGCCTATTGTATATGGAGTACCCTCAACTTTTTCATTAAGATTATATCCTTTAGACATTTTTTCCCAAGCTTTACTTTTATTTAATATTTCAGTATCAAGGGCAGCAATACCATCAGAATAAGGTTTTAATAAATGTTCTTCTAAAAATTTACGGGCTTCAATACCAGCTTTACCTTTTGGTAAAAATGTGTATAGCAAACCTTTAAAGTCTTCAGCACTTGGTGGTATAAACCATCTAGATACTTTTGCACCTTCTGCCGCAGCTTTATAAATCATTCTCCTAAATTTATTTTGAAGAGTAGATTTATCTTCTTCTTTAATTTTATCTTGTTCTAACTTTTTAGTACTTTCTTCGGCTATTTTATTTGCTTTTAATACATCATTTTTTGCTATAAGAAGAGTTTTAGATTTACCTATTTCAGTTTCTTTAGTATTTTGTAATACTAATTTAACAAAATCACCAAACTCCATGCTACTTTCTACTTCTGGATAAGCGTCAACAATAGCTTGTGCTAAATCTTTATTCTCTCTATATGATAATTTAATTTTATTAAAAGCTCTTAATATAGGATCTAATTTAGCTTTTTGACTAGGACTTTGATTTGCTTCTGTTTTAGCAAACCAACTTTTACCCTCAGATTTATTTTTTAATTTATCAAAATTAGCAGCAGGATTACCCTCTACAATATCTTTAACGGTTAATTTAATTACTTCTTCAACTGTTAAATCTGAAAAGTTTTTAACTGTAGGATCAAAGCCTAAGGCTTCTCTTACATAATCAAAGAACTTATCTATTAAAGATTTAGCTTCAGCATCACCTTCAAATAATTCATAAAGAGATGAGCCTTCTTTTCCTAATATATAAGCTATTACTTCATTTTTATATTCAAATGAACTAGGGCTTAGTTTATTATAATTTCCAACACCAGGCTGTTTCATCCTTTCAACAGCTTCTTTAAATCTAGGGTGCCCTTGTATTTTTTCATATATAGCATTGAATAACTCAGGATCTCTATCTTTAACTATATATGCCCATTCATGTGTAAATTCATGCATTACTGTTTCTAAAGTAGCTTTTTCAGGATTAAGAAATATAACAGTATTATCTCTAAATCCTCTTGCATTTTCTACAGCTTTTCTTGCTGCTTCTTTACTAGGGTATTGATCAGGAAAATTAGCGGTTAGATATTTAATAACATCTTCCTTGTTAGTCATTATAATTTTATCAGGATAGGCTAAACTAAGTATATCAGTAAATGCTTCTATTCTTTCGTTATCTGATAAAGGAATATCTTGTTGATTATCTTGTTCAAATTGCTGTGTTACGCCTTGTAATATTCTTTCTGCAGTCTTTTTTGTTTGAATTGCATCTTTAATTTTATCATTTAATTCTTCTACAGTAATATTATCTTTAATTAAAACTAATTTATTTGCAGGAATAACTTGTAAAATTCTATGCAGTCCTGAGTTTTGCCCAATTACATCTCCCTCTACAATACTAGCACCTAACTTAGCGGTTTCTAAATCTTGGTCATGCTTAAATGAAATTAAATATTGCCCTGCATCCCTATACATTTTTTGAATGAGGGGACGCATGTTTTCAGATTTTACCATAGATGTAGCTAATAAAAGTTTAGCTGCAAATGAACTAACAGGTGGGGAGTGTTCTTCTCTTACCCTACGCTTAGAGTTACCTTTATAATTTTCTGCAAATTTACCATCTCCAAATTCTAAAGTACCTTGCTCATATCCTTTAAATTCATATGAAGTTTTTAATAATCCATCAGTGCCTTTATATGCAGTTTTTAATCCTAATGACATAACCCACGGATTTGCTTCTCCTTTTTGGGTAGCATCCGCCATATCTTCAGCCATTTGCATAACAATCTCTTGATTGTTTTGTACACTTGAAGCATAGCCGTCTACTAATTTTTTTAATATAGGATAATTTACTAAATTATTTGATATTACATTATTTATTTTACCAAATAAATTTAATTTTCCTTTTTTAGAAATTTTTTGTTTGGGATAATTTTCTTGAGCTAATTTTAAATGGTTTTTATATAAAGGATCTACAGTGCCATAATATAAACCGCCTCTTGCGGGTTTAAATTTTCCTTCAAGCTCAGGGTTTTTAGTGTCAATACCAAACGGTAAATATTGTTTTCCATTAGACTCTTCACTTCCCTCAACAGCTTCTTTCATTTCATAATACTTTTCAGGCTTAGCTTTATCATTGCCTAATTTAGCAGCTTTTTTAGTAGGATGAAATTTACCATTTACATCTTTATAAGCAACCTTAGCCCCAAACTGTCCCATTTTTTGTAATACAGCAGGAGATACATAACCTTTAGTAATATAGCTTTGCCATTCTTCATAAATTTCTGGCAAATCATTTTCATTATTAGGATCTAACTTTTTAGTATTTTCGTTATCAAAGTTTTTATTTAAATTTGGAACAATTTGATTTTCTATAACTTTGTTAATATTGTTTTCTACCTCAGCATCTTCTACATCTTTAGCTTCTTTACCAATAACCTCGCTGGGTTCTGTAAAAATAAAATTCAGTTTACTTAAAAAATCTTTAGAATTAAATACTTCAACTTCATCAATTTGTTGGAATTGAGGTAGATCTTCAGCAAATTGTTCTCTAAACGAAGCGCGGGCGTCTATACCTAGTTGTCTTCTAATAGCTTCTACTAATTTTGTTTTTCTATCACTTTTAACGCTAGCAGGTTGGTCAGGGCTAATATCTTTACCTTCATAATAATCTAAAAAATCTTGATCAGTAGGAGGAACCTTTGTCCACGTACTCATAATTTTATCATTAGACATTTGAGAATTAATATTTGCAACCACCGCTAATTTTAATGCAGGCAAATTCTTTTTTAAAAATTCACTAAATGTTTTTTCAGTTTTAGTATTTTTGCCTGTAAATTCTTTTATTTTTTTATCGTATTTACCTTTAAATATTTCATCAAATGCTTTTACTAAAGCTTTTCTTTGTTTTTTCTGCGTAACATTGCCTATTGTTTCTAATACGTTTCTAGCTTTTTGATATGCTACCTCTGTTGTGCTTTCTAAATCTGATAATATAGGATTTAGCTTAAGCTTCTCATGTAAATATCTTCTATCTAAACTTATAGCTTCTTCTGTGGTATAATAATCTTTAAACTGCTGACTAGTTACATCTGCTTCTATATCTTGCTTTACATAGTTTTTTATTATTCTATTAGCTCTTACCCTTATTCCAGATACAGGATTTTGAATATAAGCGGCTAAAGGCACACCTTTTTCAGGTTTATACGTTTTAAGTAATCCTCTTATCCCTTCTTTATCATTTTTGAGGCCGGATATGAAATCTTCTATAGTACCTACTCTTTTTTCTTTTGGTATTTTAGACCACATAGAATGTGCTATAGTATTTATAATACCTGCTTGATATTCTGAAACTTCAGCCCATGCATCTTTCCCTTTTCTTTCGTAAGCCTTTTGAGTTTTATCAGATAAGTCTTTATTCTTTTTACTTACCGGTCCATCTTCTTTAGCCATATCAACAGAATCAGGATTATTTACTACTTCTAATTGTGCTGCTTTTAATAAAGCTAATTGTTCTTTTGCAGATTGTTTTGCTAACTCAGTAGAATTAGGATCATTTAATATAGACTGATAAATAGATACTTCGTCATCCATGTTCATTAAATTAAGTGTTTCTTCTTCACTTAATTGATCTAGCTGCTCAAACATGATTTTATTAATATCTTCTTTCTTCTTTTTTTCTATTTCTAGTTGTTTTTTAAAAGCAGCTGCAGCAACTGGCCCATCTTCTTTTTCAACTTGTTTTATTTGTTGTTGTAGTTTTAAAATTTTTGCATCAATTCTTTTTTCAACTTCTTCAACAACTTTAGGTTTAATTTTATCTTTTACTGCTTGTTTGTTTTCTTTAACAATCTTTTTTCTTCTTTTATTTATTTTATCTTGAAGAGTTTTATCGTTTTCAACTTTTACTTTACTATTTACAAACTGTTCATCCGTGCCATTTTCTACAAGATCTTCAATTTCACCTCTAAGCTTTGCATCTTTTTCACCATTTAAATTATATTCTGCAATACCTTTTCTATTAAATTGTCCCGCCGCAATACTTGTTGCAGCCATACCTGTGCCTGTAAATGCTTCAGTTAGTATTTCTTCTACATTTATATCTTGACCAGCTGCTAATTGACCCGCAAATTCACCAGTACCACCGCCTACAGCTTCAACTCCAGCTACTTTGGTGGCTCTTACAAATTTACCTGCTTTTGAAACTACTGTTTTAGCAGCAACACCTGCTCCAACTAATCCAGCTGCTCCCTCAAAAGCACTAATAGTAAATCCTCTTGCTAAAGCATTTCTTCTCATCTCTGACATTGCCTCTTCATCTTCAAGCACAGCTCTAATATCTGCTGCATTTAAAGGATCACCTCCATTTTCTCTAATTCTTTTTGCTAATTCATCATGAAAAGTTGTGGTAGTTTCTAAAATACCCATAGAAGCAGACCTTGCACCTGCCACAGCACCACCGGCGGCACTAAAAGCAGAAAAAACACCCGCTAAAGGCCCTGTCCAACTACTAGCTGCCGCACCTATAGCTCCACCGGTTTTTGCGCCAGCAACAGCTCCCGCTCCCACTATCGCGGCTTGCCCGGGTGATGCAAATATTGTAGAAGCCTGAGAGGCTAATGATTCTGCAAACATACCCATTAAAACGCCATCACCTTTTAAAGCTGATTTAGCTTGTGCTTTAAACCAAGCTAGTGCATCGGAATCACCTTGATCTTTATATTCTTGCAAAAATTTATTATATTGTTGCATTTCTTCAGATTGCTTTAACTTACCAACTTCTTTAGTAGTTTCAATATAATCTTGAATTGCCTCATCTGAACTATCCCCTGTAAATAACCTACCTTTTTCATCTGTGGTTTGGCCTATAGCAATACCTCTTTGTATATCTCTATATAAATCACTCATAAACTCAATACCGGGTATATTATCTCCAATATTTCTTTCAAACCAATTTTGATCTTCAGGTATTATTTCATCAAAATTAGGTTGTTCAATCTGTCCTACAGGAGGGGCGGTAGTTTTATAATCTGGATTTTGATTTTTATATACAGAAATGGTAGTTTCAATAGCTTCTTTAGAATAGCCTTGATTAAGCATATCCTGTACAATAGCAGTTAATTTATCCATATAATATTATTTATTTTCAAATTGTGCTATAAAGTTTGCAGCATCTTCTTCGGTAAAATTTTGGTTAAGATTACCTTGCCCATATAATTCATATTGGCTAAATGTTAATAATTTTTGCTTAATTTCTTGAGGTGTTTGGTTTTTAAAATCAATTTTACTACCAGGTATTCCTTTACCTGATGTAGCTGAAACAATACCATATTCACCTTTTTTATTTTGGTAAATTCTATATTTTTGTTTATTTATTAAATTACCATATTGTCCTAAAACATTTTCAGGTGTTGGAAGAGGAGCAGCATCCCACGCTTTTGTAAATCTAAGTCTATCTCTTTCTTTTTGGGTACTTGCACCTCCTTTTCCCCCTGATGTACTCATTTTTGTTGTTTTAGATTTAGGATTATATTGAGGGCTAACAAATTCATCGTACATTTCTTCAGCTAGTTGTGTTAGTAATCCTTCTTCATTTGATCTTATTTCATCTGAATTTATAATACCATCTCCATCGGTATCCTTATTAATTAACCCTTGATAAGCCTCATAATTAATACCTCTATATTGAGCAAGTAAAGACCTAACCATATCTGGATTTTGTTTAAAATCTGCAATTAGTTTATTTTCACCAATTTTTCTTATGTTACTCTTTACTAAATTACCGTTTTCATCAGTTGTGGTATTATCTACTTGTTGCATCTGTCCAATTCCTAAAGGTGTTTGTCCTTCAATTGTTGCGTTTTGCATAGTAGTTAATGCATTTTTAACATAAGTAGTAGCGTCTGCTTTTTCAGTTAATAAAAACCCGGCATCTCCGTTAGAAATAGCACCTACTTCAATTTTAAAATCTTTACCACCCCTTGTTGTACCTATAAAATATTTTTTTCCTCCAATTGTATCTACACGTAAACTATCAGGATTTTTTATAGCTGTTTGATAAAAATCAGCAACTTCTGGATTACTAGCTTCTAGATCTATTTTATCTTTATTTTTTAAAAAATCTGCAGCTTTAGATTTAATTAAACCTAAATCACTAGAAAGCATTCCAACTTCATTTAGTAATTTTGATTTAATTGTTTCATATTCAAGTTTACCTATTTTTCCTTCTGCATATTTTTGAAAAGCACCTGATAATTCTTTTTTACTATTTAACGAAAGCTTTAATAAATCTTCTCTTTGTTGACCAGTAATATTAGCTTTAGTCATGTCTACATTTAATGTATCTAGTTCAGCTGTTAAATCTTCATCAAAATCATTTTTAATTTTTCTTCTATAATTTTCAGATTCAATTACAGCATTATAAGCTTGTATGGCTGGGTTTTTACCATTTGGTAATAAACCACTAAAAGCATCACCAGGAGTTTCAGCTACTTTAGCAAGCATGTTAAAAGATTTACCATCGGTTTTATAAAAAGGACTTCTAGCAAAATACCCTATCCTATGTAGTTTAGTATCATCCTTACCTTTTCTTTTATATCTTGAGTTTTCAATTATATCTAATATTTCTGGTTTTAATCTTGGTAGACCTTTTTTAAAATTTCTTAAATATTTAGATTTTCCAAAAAGCTTATCTTCTTTTCTTTTCTTTTGTTTTTCCTTTTCTTCTTGCAATATTTTGTTAAAATCAACCTTTCCGTCTTTTTTAATTTTATCGTATTTTAGATTAAGACTTTTAAAAAACTGTTCATTTTTTAATTGTTGATTTGGATCTCCAATTTTGTTTTTCATTTGATTAGTATCAAATCCTGTATTACCACTACCAACATTTATTCCAGGAGCATTTTGGTTAGATTCATCAAAACCATATTTTAAATTAAAACTAGGATCTTCTTCTTCTACTTCTTCAACATTTTCACCACCTTTAGTAGATGCTGTAGTAACTTTTTCTTTACCTTTATTTGTTAAAAAATAAAATTTATTTAAATCTGCAAAAGGATCTTCTGCCCCAAAATCATATTCTTTTCCATAACTTCCCCCAAAGCCTTCGTACTCTTCTCCCATGCCAACGGATTTAAGTTCAGCTGGAGTTTCTTTGTCTTTAGTCATTTCAGAAAAATCTAATCTAGAAATGTGAGATCCTATATTACCAATAGCTAAGCCTAAAAAGTTTCTTGGAGCGCCAGCGGCAGCTATCATTTGATAGTCTAAAAGTTGATTTATACCTTGTCCTATTGCAAAAAATGGACTGTTTGATTTGTTGTTGCTCATATTATTTTATTATTTATCAAATGCACCACCGGCTGCAGACCCAGCTATTGATCCAAACCCTGATGTTATAGCTGCTGTAGCTTGTGCTCTTGCTTGATCAGCTGCTTGTTTTCTTGCTGCCGCTAAATTTAACACCTGTTGTTGCTTATCGTAATTTCTAAGTTGTATATCATCTGCAGATTGCGCAGCTCTAAAGTCTAATTGCATTTGTGCGTCTGCAGCCATTTTTTGGTTAGCAGATTCCTGTCTTGCAATATCAGCTGCAATATTTTGTTTAGAACGGAGAGCAGCGTCGGCTATAGCTTGTGCAGATCCTGTTGCACCACCACCTGATTGTACAGCGGCATCTAAACCTTGTGCTAAAGCTTGATCTGTTTGTTGCCCTTGAAACTGAGATGCTTGTAAATTTACTTGCATATCCTCAAACGGATTATCAAGACCTGAAAACTGATTTGTAAATGTTGTATCAAGAATACCTTGTCTTGCAGCATTAAATTCTCCTTGTGCAGCTCTAGCTTCTCTTTTTCTTCTTCTGCTACCAAATATGCCTGTAGCAATTTGCCCTAAACCTCCTACTGCACCAGCAATAGCTGATACCGGATTAGCTAATTTTAACGGACTTGACATAATAATTTATTTTTTTTAAGTTTGACTAATATAATATTCACTTCCAACTGCTGCAAGTTCACATACAGAAGTTGATGTATTTTTAAATCTTGCTTTTAAGAAAAAGCCTTTTGTACCGGATATATCTTGTGTGTTTGATCCGTCTTGAATTAATGGATAAAATCCATCTGCACCTATACTGCTACCTGGTTGTATAATATATACAGGTTGTGTACCAACTATAGATCCATAATATTTACCTTCTTTTAAAAACCAACCATCAAAATTAGAATCCTCAGAATCTAATAATCTAACATTGGTTATACTATAAGTTGAATCTTGTTCACCTAGTATTTCCGATGCTAACCATCCAGTTGTACCTTCATAATTTAAACTAAGCCAATCTGAAACAAAAGAAGGATTATCGTTAAATATCACTTGTACTTCTGAATTACCAGCAACTCCATAAAAGTTATTTCTATTTGCGGTATTAGAATGATGTAAATATGCTTTACCATCTTTAAAGGTAAAAAATCTATTATTCATACTAATTCCTGTTTCTGGAATAAACGAATATCTAGTTGTCCAGCCTTGTGAGTTTAAACTATACGATAAAGTAATGTTAGATGTTTCATTTGGGATACTTTCGGAGCCAATAGACGCATCCGATTGGTTGTACCCTTGTATTGATACTACATAATTTTTTTTGTGCCCGTCGTAGAGCCCTAAAATTTTAGCTGTATTAAATACATTTCCATCATTATCTGTGGCTGTTGTAGTTTGCAGTGCACTTAATCTATCTCTAAAGAAGTTTGACATACCTTTTGAGCTAATAGGAAACATTTGCCCGTTAGCGGGTGATAGTTGTACAATACTACCTCTTTTAGCATCTGAAAAATAAACATTATTTCTAAAATATACAAATGATTCAGGATGTGTACTTATACCATAATTACCTTGATATGCCATTGCTTGGCCTAATACTAAATTAGTTGCAGTAACATTTACACCATCGTCAGCATTAAATAATGCATCTTTATCAGCTAATATTCTAAATACTTTATCTTCAGCAAGCGCTAATAAATTTGTATCAAGCGTATATAACTTTTGTATACCCCCATAATTTGGTTCAAGTTCTTTAGTAATACCTGTAGATAAATCAAATTGATTTAAATTATTTGTACCGGTTTTAGAATTATATAAACCAGAAAATATTAATCCTGTTTTTCTATTTTCTTCTGCGTATCTTGGATCAGGTGTATTTACTCTAATACCTTTTGCTAATTCAATAGTGTTAAACTTATCAAAAAGTTTTCTTGATTCTAAATAAACTTCTTTTGAAGTATCTTCTGCCGTAGCAATACAATTTGCAAATTCTACTGTATTTAGTTGTCCATGCTCTGTAATATTACCATCATCATCTCTAACTTCATAAGTTCTGTTACCTTCAAAATATAAATCTAAATTAGAGTCTGGTCCCGGTTCTGTTTCAAAGTTAGCCTCTTTAATTTCATTACTTTTAACATTACCATCATTTTTAAATGGCGTTTGCCCTGCTATTAGACCTGTGCCCGATGCAACAATTGTTGCTGTAGTTGAAAATAGTCTAGGTACCTTTACAAAAAACGAACCTTTTAATTTATTTTCACCATCTGTAGATAATCCTAGTTTAAATAGTTTTAAATCATGGGTTGGACCCCCGCTAGAGTCTAAATCAGCGTTTCCTGTACTTATACCAGTTCCAGCTATTGTCATTCCATCTTCATCAACCCTTGATGAAACAGTAAATTTTAAACCATTTCTTCTGTCTTCACCATTAAATCTTATAAATGAAACACTGTCTACTAAAACAAGATCTGAATCAAATTGATTATTACCATTTCCTCTGCCTTTAAATTTTAAAGCTAGTCTATCTGGAAAAGCTGTACAGTTTTGTGTTTGTGCACCGCTGCTTGTATCACCTTTTAATGGAGTAAATACAGCTGCAGAGTTATCTTGGGATGCAAAATAATTATTTAATTGACTTACAATTATTCCCATACCACCTTTATCTTCATCGTCAACTACAAAAGTTGTTGCCCCAGCATTTAAAGTTACTTTATTTATTCCTGTTGCTCCATTAGAAGCATTACCATCAAAAATGTCATGTTGCTCTTCTAAAAATGTAGCTATAGGTACAACCTTTCTTTCTGTAACTTGGCCTTTAACAACATCAGGAGCATCGTTTTCAATACCTAACACAGGATGTCTTGATTCTCCTGCAAATAAAGTTTCTACAGCAGCACCATTTAATTTTCTTTCAAATGTATGTCTTCTAGGTATTAATACAGTATCTTCTGTTATTTTATTTCTATCTGTAGAATTAAACTGTAAATAAACATTATCTGATTCAGTATCGTGTACTGTACCATCATTATATATATTAAATGCAGATAAATTAAAATGCTCACCCGATACATCTTTTACATAGTATCTATAAAACTTAGCCCACTCAGGTGGATCACTAGTTATTTTTGCTGTTAATCCAGTTCTAAATCTTTGTGTAAAAGCTGTTTTTATACTTGAGCCTTCAACAGCTGTATCAGGTGCTTTTTGAGTTAACATACCGCCTATTCTTCCAAACCTATCCATATATGCAACACCAACTTCATAGGTTCTATTACCTTTTAAAGATGGTCCATTTAAAGGATCTGGAAAAACAGCTGTACTAAGTTCAATTTTTAAATTATCATTTTGATTATATTTAGAAATATAATTACCATATATAACTCTATTAGCTGTAACCTCTTGTGCTTTAGCACTTTTAGGTACACTATCAAATTGTCTTGTTAATTGAGTACTAGGTAAAGCTGCACCAAAACTTCTTTCTTTTAATTGAACAGTTAAAGGACTACCGTTGCCTCTTTCAGCTTCAGGTATTTCAATAGTTTTTAAAACATAAATAGTACTTGAAATAGATTCTGTATATAATATATCTACAGCCTCTACATCTGGTCCTCCTCTATCTATATCTTTTAAAGTTATTTGTTCTAATTTATTTGCTACAGCAGTATTGTGTCCTCTTCTAAAAAAATCTTCAACATTAGGATCTTTAGGAAGAAAAGCAACTTTACTAAATGGTGCATAAGGAGAGAATTGTCCATCGTTATAACGCCATCTGTAACTAAAATACGGAAAAATTTTTTCAAATGGTAATTTTTCTGACATACTATATTATATATTTTAAGGCCATTTTGTAAAAATTGGTTTATTTTTAGCGGGACCACATTGTGATATTTCAACCGTAGCTGCTTTTACAAGTGGATCAGGGTGTTTAACTGTTATAGTTGTGCCTAAACTTGGTTTTGAAAATATACCTGTATTTGGTCTTATTTCAAGCTCAACTCTATATTGCCCGTTAAAAATTTTAATTAATTTTAATTTATTAATACAAACTTTTGGATTCAAAAAATTGTAAGCTGGAAAAGTTATATCAGAATCTTTAAGTTCTGCATCTTTTGGTGATACTGCAATAGTAAAAGAAGGATTTGAATATCGCATTGATGTAGTTTGACCATAGTTATTACGACCAAAAACTTGTTTTTTACCATTTTCAGCTACTATAATTCTTGTAGGATTAACTTTTAAGCTTTTTACTGGTACAGGTATAGGGTTAGCAGCTGTTCCTCCAAGTGTTGTAAATTTTTTAACACTACTAATGCCTTCACCTCCTGATCCGGTCATTCCTGCAATATCGCCAAGAGTATTATCATTTAGCATAGTGCAACATACATGGTACTCTGTGCCGGGATCTAACCCTGTTAATGGTGCAATATCTTCTAATGGTTCACTTGTTGAAACAAAAGTTTTAGCAGGATTTGCATTCCAAATACTTACAATAGTAAACGGTGAACTCATTGCAGATGTTTTAGCATAATAAACACCGTGTTTTGTAATAGTTGAAATATCTCCACCACCACCTGTCCATTTAATATGTACTTCTGCAGAATTTGTTGTTACATTTTTTATTTCTATAATTTTAGAAAATGCTCTTTGTCCATTAGGAAATGCTGGTGGTTTAGGTTGTGTTTTAAAAGAAAAACATCTTTTTGAAGGCCCTTCACCTTGTGCAAAAGGAGACGATGTAATCGCTACACCGTTGTTTGCTGTAACAAAATAAATATATCTAGTGTTTGCGTCTAATCCTGAAATAGTTGTTGCTATTGTATTTTTTAAGTTTGATAAATCATCAGTGTCAGCAGTTACAGTAACAACCCCTGATGTTGCATTAGGAGAACTAGCAGCATTATTTTTAAGATATGCTTGTGTTGTTGCTTCTGTAACTGTACTTGATCCTCTATATAATGAAGCGCTAGGCACAGAAGATTCCTTCATGTAATAAAACTTAGGTGTCATTTCAGTTAAGCTTTTATTAGAACCTCCATTATCACCTTGGTTTGCTCTAAATGTAGCAGCTTTTCTACCCACATCTTTTACAACTAATAATTCTGGTACAGGTAGCCTAGTACCAATACCAGAAGTTACGGCTGTAGTACCTTGTAATTGTACTCTTACAACACCTTTACCGTAATCACCTGTTTGATTATCATCTTCTGCTAAATGTAAAGTATTACCGCCATCACCTGATATTTTAACATAAGCTATATAATAAATAACTTGTCCATGCTGTCCTGTAAGGGTAGCCTGCACTGAAAATTTAGGGGTTTGCCCGGCTGATCCTTGCTGCCCTAAAAATGAGTTTAGCAAAGATATACTACTTGGTGTATTACTTGTAACGGTATTACTTACCGCAACAATGGTACTTCCAGTTCCCGCGGCAACTTCATTTGCATTTGTTCCAAATATAAAACCAGCTTCTGTTAATGTAGGTGTATTAGATAATTGTTCAAACACTTTACCATTAAAAGTAACTTTAGGTTGCCCGCCACTTATTTGATTACCTGTATAATTTAAAGTTTCAATATCTGGCGGTTCATTTATGTTGCCTAATTTAGGTGGCCCAATCACTGAGCCATATATTTCTTGGTTATTAACTTTTACAAAAGGTAAAGCATAATAATCTTTTCTAGCTATAGGTAGTTTACTAGAAACATTGCCTGTACCATTTGTTATTGGAAATCTATCAATATCAAATCCATATTGAAAAGTAAAATTACCTGCTTGTATTTTTTGTGTCGAGGTATTTAAAACAACTTGGCCATTTATATCTTTAATACTAGTTGCTGGTCCAGGTATCATTCTAGCAAAGTTATCATTTTGTCTTTGTGCTCTATCTAATATTATGCCTTGTTTTTGTAAATTAGTACCGTTACCTAATTCAACACCTGGCTCTTGTGATGTAAAATATAATCCCATTTCAGTAGCAACAGGTGTATTATGGGCTATAGTAACATCAACTTCTATTTTTCCAGCAGTAAATCTAATAGCGTCAGCTGTTATTGTAATCGGTGTATTTGCACTTCCTGTTCCAGCTTTATATTCTTTTACAGCAGACTTGCCTCTATTTCTTTCGTATCCTTCACCAAAATTACTTCTCCCAAAAGCACATATAAATATACTTTCATCTCTTGTAATGCTAAAAGCTGATATTGCAGAAGTTTCAACAGCATACACTTCTTCAGATTGCATATAACCACCATCCCAAAATTGAGATACTCTAAATATTTCTGGATCGTTTGTAGCTTGTTTCCATTCTATTCTACCATTATATCCTTGATCAACCTCGGTACCTATTCCTGATGCAAATGTAAGTGTAGTTATTTTTTTAACATCAAATGATTTTTTAGAAAAATAAAAACCTCTTTCTAATCTACCAGATGTACTTATATGCCAATTATCATGATCAATACGGGCCTTCATAGTTACAGAAGTATTATTTTGATCAGGCTCTCGCATTGATGGATTTGGTTTATGTTGTACAGCTTTATTATTAGGATCAGTTGATGCAGATATAGGAAAAGATTTAATTTTGCCAACTCTTTCAACTGGATCTATACCTGTAGATGCAAAAGCTTGTACAAATAGTTTTTCACCAAAATTAAAATCATCAATAGTTGTAATAAAATGACGTCCACTAGGATCATCATTTCCGTTTGGAAATTTAGTATGAACGTTACCTCCATCGATAGAAAATAAAACATCATTATTTTTATTATTAAGAGATGAAACATCCATTAAAATATCATTATTTCCAAATGTAATAGCATCTGAGGTAACAGTTTTGTAAACATAAAAACCTTTATTTGTTATAGTTGCCATATTAGTACCCGAAATAATAGTACCATGCAATACTATACTGCCTTGTGGTGCTCTACCTGGGAAATTATCTGCTGATATAATACTAGTTGTTTCAACCGCTAAATTAGGTGTGAATGCTGCATTTGAAGTATCGTTAATTACAAATGTTTCTATATCATCTGTACCATCTACATTTTTTGCATAAATTTTTCCAGGAGTAACAGCATTTTTTGCATATGCAATATAATAATATCTTTTAGTTAAAACTAATCCAGATACTTTTGCGTCAAATCTTCCACCATTAGTATGAGATACAATTGGCGTACCTCCTGATAATAACTCTTGTAATGTTGGTGCGTCTAAAGAATCTATTTGCTTATACACAAAACCTCTTTCTGTAAAAGGTAATGTTCCGCTTCTAGCTTGACCATATAATATAACATCTGTGCTTTGAGTATATGCTTTATCGGTTTGAATAAGTGGAGCAGATGCTATAGGATTTATTATAGCGGTTGAAGCAGAGGTAGTAGTTGTTATAGCTGTTTGTGGATGAGGTCTAATAACCGTTATATCTCTTTCTTGAAAGTTTCTACCATATACAATAGTATTACCTGTAGAGTGATCTGCAGCTCTAAATATATTTAGGTCTATTTTTTTAGGTTCGTTAACACCATCTGTAAAAAACAGCATGTCATCAACAATGTTTATTCCTGTAATTAAATTACTAGGATGAAACTTAAGTATGTTACTTGCCATATTATAATTCTGTATAATCTATTATAGCGACAGGTTGTGTTTTAAAATCATCCCATCCGTTAATATTAAATTTTAATTCTGTACCAGCTTCTATTGTATCATCTTTTTTAAAATTTAAAGGTAATAAATATAGATTTTCAATAGAATTAATTTTAATATTTTTATTTGGAGTAAAAGTTTTTTCGTAATTACAATACGAGTTAGGTATTATTGTAGCTTTAGCCATATTAATAATTATATGTTATATTTACAGTATGTGTTACGGCAGTTGTGCTGCTATTTAAAACACTAGGAGCACATTCAATTAATATACCAGGATTCGTTCCAAAATTTACAGGCGCCGAATCAAATATATAATAATCATAATCTACACCTACTGTTTTACCTGAAATAGAAACATCTAATTTAGATGCATCAAAACTAGGAAAAGAAGTAAAGCTAACACCGCTGGTTGCAATAGAATCTGAACCTGTAGCGTTTGCCCCTACTGTATTAGCAAATGATATTACCACTGCACCTTTAAAACCTACTTCCATAGGTCCTATTACAAAGCCTCCTGCATTTGCAATATTATGTGCAGTTCCAGATCCAGACGGTACATTAAACTCATGAGCACTATTTCGACCTGCTGCTAAAAAAGGCACAGCACCTGTTCCTGTTTTTGCAAAATTAGCAGTAAAAGTTGATGTAAATGCAGCGTTAGAAACTGTTCCTATTTTAAACTGTGTGGTATTGCTAGTATATCCAGATCTACTTACAGTCATAGCATAAAAACCGCTACTTTCTTCAGAAACATCGATAGAATGAGCAGACCATGGTTGATCAAACGATCCAATAGAGTTTTGTAAAATTTGAGGTGTTGCAGGCCCTACGAAAGAAAAAGATGCATGTGTATCCCTAAATGTATTTTGTTGACTTGTTGGATTAGTAAAAGTATGATCCCCACCAGTTACATCTGTAGTACTACCATTAGTCATATTTGGTATATTATTATATACACCATCTCCAGTTCCACCTGATATTATAGTGAAAAAAATATCACCTCCTGCACTATTACTTGTTTTTGCTAAAGGCCCATAACCAGGATTTTTTGACATAGTTTCACCATTAGAATGTCTAGCAGCTTGATTTAAAAAATAATTATCTGCTGCGGTATTACCGGATTGCCCTCCTGTACCTATTGCAGTGTGAGGTTGATTAGCAGCTGTATCAGTACCTATAGCAACTGGTAAAATATATAATTTATTTGATAAAGGTCTTCTAATTGAAGAAGCAACTGTTGTAAAATATTTTATACTGCTTAATGTTGTACCAACACTGTTTGTAGCATATGCAACAACAGCATAAGTTGTACCAGCTGATAACCCTGTAATAGCTTTTGAAAAAGGTGATGTTATAGGCGTAACAGCTGCATTAGTTCCTGAAGACTGCACTTGTGATGCGGTTAATGCATTTGAAACTGTAGTACCTGTTGAAGTTTGAGAAACTGTTATAGGTAATTTAGCATGTACTTGATCTACTGTGCCTAAGCTAGATTTAAAATATATTGTGTTAGGCTGTGGACCTGCTAAATTTTGATAATCATATTGTGAAGATGTAATTGTTGTACCATCTTTATCTTTTACTGTAAGATCATTTGCAGCAACTCCATCAAAAGGATCAGTCCATAACGGTGCACCCGAAGATAAATTTGCAGATCTACCACTTAAAGATCGAATAACATGCACATTTGTAAAATTAGTTACCGTAGAGCTACCACCTGAATTTACTTTATAATAAAAACCAATTGCTGTAACCCCAGCACTATCATTTGTATATTCAGCATTTAAAGTTACACTAGTAGCTGTAATATCAGTACAGTCTAATATATTTACAACCGGTGCGGCTATTGCTGCTTGTGTTGCTGTAACTGTACCGGTAACAAATTTACCTGTATTAGAATATCCAGTAGGGACAGTAACTTGTACCTGTATTATTCTTGTTGTATTAGTTGAAACAGAAGCTCCAAAATCTGGTGTTAAAGAAAAAGGAATACCAAGCGTTGCTGATACACCAATAGTTCCGTCTTTAGTAACAGTAGCAACAACAACAGCATCTGAAAAAGCAAACGTAGGTAATATAACTTTTGTAGGACTTGAAGCTATAAAATCAGAACTATCAATAATAATAGTTTTAACAGTATTATCTTTTAAATTATGTTCAAAAATACCGTCTGATTTATCTCCTGTAACAAAATAGTATATTCTATTACCTTCAGGATGAGCATAACTACCTATAACTTTTGCATTAGGATTTGAAGAAGAAGAAAGCCCTGTTATACTTTGATTAGCAATAAGTTCATTACCTTTTAAATTTTCTATAACTCCAACGTTTGCATCTTCTGAAGTGTCTATACTAATATTTAAAGCATCTCTATATGTACCTTTAGGTACTATTCTATCATCTAAATCTCTTTCAAGTCTAGCTTGATTAAAACTTCTTTTGCTTTGTGCCATTTAATTTTAATGTTTAATCCACTTACTTTTCCCCCTTAGTATTTGAGCAAGCTCTTCTAATTTATAATTACTTAATCTTATTTTAGTATTTCTTAATTTTGCTGTAGCTTCTTTTTTATATAAAGGTACTAGTTGTGCACTAGCAGGGCGGACTTTAGATAAGTTATATAACATGTATGCATACGTTGCATCTTCTGCAAGTTTAGGCATAAACACTTTACTTAAATCAGCATTATCATCTAAACCATCACTTATATAATCTAATACAACTAAGTCTTCATTTCTATTTGCAAATGAACCATCAAAAAAAATTAACCCTGCTTTATGGTCTATAAAATAAGTTCCAGCCGCATTCATATCTTCAGGCACTCCACCATATCTTTTATTAAAATATGAAAAATTATCATTATTATAATTTGAATAATAATAGTCTTGCGCAGATTGTAATGTATTTGCTGTATTACTAGCGTCTTGAAAACGCGTTGCTAAAGTTGATTTAGATGCTGTAACTATTTTACCTTGTCCATCAAATGTAATATTACTATTATTATCTTGTATAGGTGCTGTAGGATCTCCAGATCTTCTTTGTGGTAATAATGTTTTTTTAGTACCATCTACTCCCACACAAGATATTTTAATATAGTTTACATAATCTTGTGGTAATGGAAATTGTAAAGAATCACCTAAATCTAGTTCCATGCTTTTTTCAGAATGTAATACATCATAACTAAATTCTTGCATTGCTCTTTGAGCCCAGAAGTCTAATTCATATCTTGGTATTTTAGGTAAAGCTTTATCTTCTCCTATATAAGCAACTATAAAGTTATTAATTATATCCTCTAAACTAGTTCTGCTGTAATAACCTAACCCTTTAAAATCAGACGGTATATTACCACTATCACCTTGATGTTGTGCATAATACTGTTGACCAGTATATTGTTTTCTAGTTTCTGCCATTATCGTTCAGATTGAATTATTTGTTGTTCTTTTGCTGAAGCTACTTGTGTTATATCTGCAGCTCTTATAATAACTCCTGCATAAGCAAGTATTTTAATAACTAATTCATGAAACTCAGATGGATGTAACTCAAAATTCTTATAGTTATTATCCGATGTATTTGCAACAATTTGTCCCGCTGCAGTACCACCAACCCAATTAGGATCATTTGGTTTTCTTATATAATTAATTGTTATACTTGATATACCTGATGTAGGATTTACAACTAAACCATTTTCATGTAACACATATACCGGTGATGTAGTTGTTGGTTTTGCTAATGGTGACCTATTTAAAACATTTAATAATTTATTAGTTGTTTCTTGTATAGGTATATTTACAGAACTTAATATGTGAAACACACTACTAAGTCTATAAAAATTACTTGGATAAGCATAATAACTAGCGGTTGTATTGCCGGCAGCATTTGTAAAGCTTGCTGAAGATATTGTTTCTTCATTTTCAAATAAAGCTATTTTTTCTTCTATATTTTTTCTTATATCAGAATAATCAGAAGAGTTTGTTATAGCATAGTTTCTTGAAGAAAAATAACCTTCAAATATTTCATTCTGTGCCTGCTTAGCTAAAGTATTAAACTCAGCCGGCGTTACATAACCTCTGTTTTCTTTATTTAGTATATTTAATACTGTTTTATAAACACTATCTGTAAGTACCATTATTTATTTATTAATTAGTTAGCTATGGCTAAGCAAATAACCATAGCCAGGTGTTTTACGAAAGCTTTTTTTGTATAGCTTTCATAACGTCAACTCCTTTATCTGTTTTAAGAAAACGAGCAAACGCTGTATAAGGATGTTCATCAAATGGTACTTTCATTATTGTTTTACCATTTTTAGACCATTTAAATACTGTATTGTCATCAGTTAAATTTACTAAATGTGATTCTACAGCTCTATTTGCAAGATTTCTAAGTTTTATATCTTCATCATTAGCAACTTCAATAAATAACTCAGGATTATTTTTTGCAAATAAATAACAATCTCTTTTTATTTCTTTTGTAGACATTTTAATTACATCTGAACCAACTTCTGTCCTAAGTATAGCTTCAAGATGTTCTATTTCTAATTCTTGAACTAATCGTTGTGCTTCGATTTCTAATTCAATTATATCAATATCATCTTTAGCTTCTTGAACTACATCTAGTTCTTCCCATAACCATTTATCTGGATGATATACCGATAAAAGTTGTTGTAGTAAAGGATTTTCTCTTGGAACAACAAGTAATCCGTTTTCAAATACCACATGTTGTAGTTGTGCATATTTGTCTTGTTCTTCTACAAATAAACTTTTTTGATTACTTGCATATCTAATTTCTCTATTAACTTTTTTGTCTTCATCAAACCAAAGCATTTTAGAGCTTTTTATTTTATATGTTAAAGGAGAACTATTTTTTAATTTATATGTTCTTTCCTTTATTTCCCAATTTTTCATAATATATAATTTAATAAAATAAATAAAGATTGAGGTGCCATTAAGACACCTCATCTTTACGTTAAAATAATTATTTTAATAGAAAGAAGTTATTAGCTCCTTGTACTATTAAACATCTTTCAGATAAGAATGAAACTCGCATTTCATCTGTAGTAGTAGTATAAGCACCACCTACAGAACCTGTAATCCAAGTTTTCATTTTTCTATCATCAGTTTCAGAAGCTCTATATCTTACGTGCAAGAATGGTCTTTTAATATTTTGACCTAATTCTTGATCGTAAACTGTAGAAGTTCCAGCAGGAATTAAAACTCCTTCAACATCATTAAACTGGCCTCTTGTGCCAAAGTCATTTAAATATTTCCAGTCAGTTTTATAGAAGTCATATCCACCTCTTCTAAATCCTGAGAATCCTAAATTTAAAGCCATTTCTTCGCTGTTATTAAATACACCATAAGAAGTACCGCCAGTACCATAAGAGTTCTTAGCGGCAAGTGCATCATCAATAGCTAAAGATAATGTTTTATCAATGTACAGCATGTTTTCTTCCACAGCTCCATTTTTATCTAATTGCTTTAATATAGTATCAAAACCATTCATATTTGAGCCTAAATCTCCAGAAAGATCTGTATAAACATTTCCTCTGCCAGTTAATGCAGCAAATAAACCTTCTGTACCACCTCCTGGTGATGCAGCTTGTGTACTTTTAACAGACTCTATCATAGACATTTCTAAGTAATCTTCAAATCTTTGACGAGTTTCGTGTTCAGATTGTAAATACCATAAATATCCAGAAGCTCCATTTTCAGAAGTGACTTCAATCCATCCTATCTGTGCAGTATCAGAGCCATTGATTTGATAATTATCTTTTAGTATCATTGGCTTATTAGTATAAGAAGAATAACTAGCGTCAATTGAGCCAGTCATTCCGTCTGTACCTTTTGCAAATTCAGAACCATATACTAATACTCTTGCTTTTGGATTAGATGCTACAGTACCCCAGTTAGCTGCTTCTAAACATACTGCTGTAAATGTTGATGTATCGCCTGAAGCAGCAGCTCCAGCTACAGTTACAACACCTCTTAATACAGCACCGTTTAGTGCTCCTCCACTGTTAACCCCTTGGGCCATAATTGTTTGTCCTACTCTTATTGCAGAAGCAGCAGCAGCGGGATAAGCAGTTCCATCAGGATTAGCTGCTAAAGTTACTGTAAATACGTTTCCAGATACAGCTACATTGTTATAAGCTATATGTAATCTACCTTGTTCTACCCATCTTATTTCATCAGAAGCTGAAGGCATCTCTGCAGATACTAATTTTAAGAAACCACCAATAGATCTGTTTCCATAAATTTCAGCTTGCTTTTCATAAACATCAGGTAAGAACTGGTTTGTAAAATCAAAATTGGTAATATAATTACCTTGGAATAGTTGTCCTTTGCTAGGCGAAGGTGTTAAGTGTTCTATTCCTTGTGAAAGACTTCCCATTTTTTATAAATTTTTATTGTTTTAAGTTTACTCTAAGTTTTGAACTAGAATTACCTGAAACAACTCTAAATTTTTGTCCGGATTTGGTTTGAATAAATCCTTCTTTTCTTGGTTCCATATTTATATTTTTAGCTTCTTTTGCATTTTGTTGTAAAGCATCGGCACGGCCCTGCTCATAAAAATGCTGAGCTATTTTATCTGCATTTCTTGCAGTAAATAAAGCTTTATGATAACCACTTGCATTTTCTAAATCTCCTTTATCATTTAAAAATTGATTTACAAAATTTGCAAGATTAGATTGAGCATTTCTTGTTTCTGTAACGTTATTAACTTTATATCTATATTTATTATTTCCAACTTGAAAATCAAATCCTTTAAAGTCGTTATTAAAAACATTTTCTGTTCTTTGTAAAAATTTATTTGTTATTTCTTTGTTTACTTCTTCGTTCCTTTTTGAATCTTCATAAAACTTCAAAGCATTTTGATATTGTTCAGGTATTTCATTTTGCTTATTCAACTTGATGTCAGCATAATATTTATCCCTATTAATAGTAAAAAACTGTCGAGCTTTATGTATTTCTTCTTTGTATGCGCGCTTTTTAGCACGTATTTCTTTTGGGTCATCCTCTTCAGTATATGAAAAATTATCTTCCATATATTCTGATATTTCAGATTGTTCCCATGGTTTAGATTTTGTATAATACTCTCTTAATAGTTCTCCGTCTTTTAAACTAGATATATCTTTATTAAGAGCTACATAATCTTCAATTGAACCTCCAGTTTCATCCATAAACTTTACTAGTTTATCAACATTTTCTGGTAAGTTTATTTCAGGTTCTTTTGGTTCAGATTTTTTATTTACTTCAGCCGCTCTTTCATCAATTTTAGGTTGATTACTTTTTTCAGGCTGTTTATTTTCTTCTTCTTGTATAAGTTCAATAGGTGAATCTATTTCTTCCCTTTGTTCTTCTTTGTTACTTTTATTGTTTTCTTCTTGTTTATTTTCTCCGGCAGATTCTTTAACTTCTTCTTTGTTTTCCTTTTGAACTTCTTTGCTAGTTTCGGATCCGTCGCGTACAGGTACCTCATCTGTGCTTTGCTTCTGAACGGCATCTTTTTCTTTATTTTTTAATTTATCTAAATCTACTTTTATAACGTCGTTATCTTTTTTACCTGCAGCTTCTGGTTCAATTTCACCTTTTTCTACAGCTTTATCTAAAACAGCTTGTTCTGTTTGTTGTTTAGATTTTGGTTCGTCTGTTACGATTCCTTTTACTTTCCACTTTTCCATAATTTAATAATATATAATAATTTAAAATTTATTTAGGTTCAAATCTTGAAAGATCAATTCCACCTAAAACATCGTTACCTTTAGATTCAAATGGCTTAGAAGGTTTTGCACTTCGTACAGGTTTACTAAGTTCCATTTTTTCTTTTGAATCTAACTCCATTTGTTTTAATTTCATGTTTAAATCAAACTCAAATTGCATTAACTCTTTTTTTGTTCTAGCTTCTGTTTCAAGTTTTTGTATATCAAAGTTTTTCTGTGCTTCCTGAAGCTTCATTCTTGATTCAACTTTTACACTTTCAGCTTGAGCTTTTGCAAGTTCAGCGGCTTGTGCTGCTTGTGCATTAGCTTGCGATTGAGCAGCAATATTTCTTTCTGCTTTCATTTGATCTGCAGCAGCTTTTCTAGCTCTTCTATACTTTAATAATTGATTAGCTAACTTTATATTTTTTATTGATCTAATATCTATTACGTCTTCTAAATGTATTTGATCTTTTGATAAAGCTATTTGTATATTGTTTTCAACTAATTGTTTTTCTTCTTCATCAGGGTCTAACTCAATAAATACACCAAAATCATGCAAATGCACATTTTCTAATTCTTTTAATGCTCCCACTGTAAATCTACCTAAACTTTTAACAAATACATCTCTTTGTGGATGATAAGTAAGCACATCTTTTAATCTTATAGATATTGCTTCTGCTAATTCGCTAGTTATATACATTGAGCTATGCAGTATATGTCTTGTGGCTGTATTAGAATTTGCAGCCGCTAGTTTTTGTACCCCTACTAAAGCGTGAGGATCTGGATCTGACCCATCTCTTGCTTCATTTAATCCGGTAACATCTCTTATCATATTTAAATAATAATTATATGTTTGAATTAAAAGTGTAGATTGTTGTCCTCCCCCACCAGGTAATTCTTGAATAGGAACTTTACCGGGGTTCATATCTCCATCTACAGTCATTGAGCGACCTATAATAGATCCAGTTTGAAAATATAAATTTAATGCTTCTTGTGGATTATAATTTGTACCATTGCCTAAATCTATTTCAGATAATCCATCTGCATCTACAAATACACCAGATGGTGTCATTCTTTGTACTACTTGTTGTAATTTTAAATGAGTTAGTTGTATCAAGTCAGCATATGTAACCATTCTACTAACTAAGCTTTCAATTTTTCCTTTATAAAATCTAGGTGCACTAACAACATAGTTCATCATGACTGTATTAACATTTGAATCAGGCCTAACCATGTTCTCAGCTTTCTGCCATTTTAAAAGTTTATTAGCGCCTAAAACCATAACACCTTCATATATAACTTCTCTTGCTTGTGCTACTCTTTCAAATCTTGTTCTTTGATCTTTAGGTGGATTAAACTTATCATCTTTTTTAATTGCTTTTTTAGCACCAGAAGATGTTTCTTTTATTTTAAAAACACTTTGTTCCCAGGATTTCCAGTTAAAATATAATACTGTTAATGTATTAGAATCATAAGAATCATTTGAATCATTATTAGTATAATCGTATTGATTAGTTTTACCAGATCTTTTTATACAATCCTCAAACTCTTCATCTGATAAACCAGGAAATTGTTTTTTAAGTTCGTTAGATTTTATTTGTTTTATTTCGCCAAAATAATATACATCTTGAAAATTAGGATCTTCTGTATATGAATATACTAAATTAGCTGGATCTACGTATTCGAGTTTAATACCATCAGTATTATTAAAAGTGTGCTTAGCACAAGATATACCCAAAACAGTTTGGTCATAATCTAAACGTTTTTTAAGTTCGTAGTAACTATTTCTTTTAAAAATATTATCAATAGCTTGTTCATGAGCAAGTTCAATAGATTGTTTGTACCCTATTTGCATATGAAGTTCTAATTCTTCATCACTTTCAGGTATTTGCATTTCAGAAAAATTTTCTACATTTAATCCTAGTTTTGAATCAACTTCTTTAATAAAGTCTTGTGTATTCATATCTTCTAGCATCATTTCTACAAAATCAGTTCTTTTTTTAGTAGATGATGGATCTTGTGCAAATGTTTTAATTGTAAATAGTCTATCTTGCATACCATTTACAACTATATCAACAAATTTTGGAATTATAGGTACTGGTTTCCAGTCAAGATTTAAATAAGATAAATCGCCATTTATAGAAAATTCATCTTTATATTTTTGTGTTGATTGTTCACCTCTAGCATATAATTTTAGTCTATGGAATTCTCGTTGGTTTTGAAGAAATCTACCTGTTCCGGCGCTTTTTCTAAACCACTCATTTTTTATACCTCTAGCCACTTCCAATCCGTATTTTTCGCTATTTTTTGTAGCATCATCAACCGATTGGCTGGGAAATTGAGTTGTATATCCTGTAGCTTCTGCCATTATTATAATATTTTACTTTTTAATCCTGAATTATTATATTTTGAAAATCCAAAATCTATCTTTCTTGTTTGTCTTTCTGCTCTTGGAGCATATAAATGTCTTTGGCAAGCCATTATAGCTAAACCACTACTTATTGAAGCATCAAACTTTGTTCTATTGTTTATATTAAACTTAGACCAATCTTCAAGTGTTCTTTGAAAATACATTCTGCCGTGCTCCTCATTTGTTATACCTACATTTTCTTCTATGTAAGATTCTATTGCGGATGCATGAGCTTGCCTTATATCTTCTGAAGTATTAGGTATACCACCTAATTCTTTTTCTGTTACAGATAATTTATTTCTAGCTTTATCTGGACGGTTCATAGAAAATCCTCTATAACCTCTTCTTTTCAAATGATATAATAATCTTGGCTTATTATTCTCTGCAAGTATTGGCATACCATAAAATATTATTGCCATTAATACATCTTCAAAAAATATTTCAGCTGTTTGTGGCCTTGCAATATATTCTAAAAAGAATTGTGATTTAGGGACATCTGGTGATAAGGAAAAACTTGTTAATCCGTGTAATGATCCATTCGAACCACCACCATCTGTTGTTCCACTTATATCATAACTATCACATCCAAAAGCACCAAAAGCTTTATTGCCTGGATATTTAATACCATTTTTAACTTCTATATTATTTTGCATATCCGTTGGAAGTATCCAAGATATTCTAAATCTTCCATGAGGATTAGGATAGAATTGTACTTGTGTATCTTTAACACCGTTCTTCCATTGAAAAGAACCTGTTGTTACATATCCTGATGCAACCATTTCTTCATTAAAATCTATCTGTTCATATATTCTTGATAAATTAAATATAGATTCTTTTGTTTCATCTCTAAATGCATGTTTTTCAGTCCTAGGAAACTGTCTATAATATTCGTTTAAAGCATCGGCATTATCTTTGAGCCCATCTGCTTCATTCTCCCAATGATCGATAACTCCGTTGTAGATAAGTTCCCCGTCAATTCCTTTAACCGGAGTTTCCGGAGTGTCGAAGACAGGAAAACCAAACTTGTTAATGAATCCTTCGAAGTTCCATTCCATAGGTATGAACAAAGCGTATAGTCCACTAGCAGTCTGCCCATTGCGATTTCGTTTTTTCTTTGTAAGATCTGAGTCATTATAAATTTTTTTAAAATTACCGCCGCCTTTATCTAGTGAGTTAGACGTAGACCCCATCATACATTTACCAACTATTTTCGAACCGAGACGGAGACACGTCTTTGTGACCCTCCAGTTATTGAGAATGTTGTCCGGCTTCTCCCACTTGCCCGATTCATCATGGACGAGGATCTGTAATTTCTCCCCGTCGTAGGAATTGTCACCTGTATTCTTCCAGTCGATGGTGGTATCAAGTCCCACCTGATCACTCTCTTCGGTGCCCGCGGAGGTTGATTGTATTGTCTTTCTTGTGAGCCTTCTCGATGGTACCTTGTACGATAGTTCTGTCTTTGGCCTCTCCATGCCATCCTGTATTGGTTTAAAAAAGAACGGGTAGTTCGTGGAAATTGGGACAACCTTATCCGTGAACATCTTCTTCGCGTCTCCTCCAGTCTTTGAAAGTATCCCAAATCTTGCGTCTCTGGTAACAGTTGCCACGTTGACAACTTCCGAACTCGCCATAAAGGAGAAACCAGACCGTCTGTTCTTGAGGTAGCACATTCCATAACACCTATAATCCGCCTTGCATGCCTCCCAGAAATAAAAAAATAATCTGTTTGCATGTCTAAAATCGGGTGAACCCACATCGATCTTTGTCCAATTGAGGTATATATAATGGGAGCCGGTGAGGTAACATGGCTCACCGTTGCACATGAACCAGTAACCATCAGAACGAAAATCAAACTCTTTATTAATATATTCATAATACTTTTCTTTTATATCCTCGTTATATGACTTAAAACTATATATACTTTTTATTTTTTTAAGTGTAGCAGGCTTAGGCGTTTGAATAAATACCTGTTCTTCTTTTTTTAGTTCTTGACCGTTAATTTTTTTAGGTATTGAAGGAAGTGCAATTTTTAATCCTTGTATTTCATATATCTCACCTATTGTACCGTCCTTACTTATAACAACACAATCTAAATCTTTGTTATAACCATACTCGAATTTTTTATATCTATTATTATTTTTAACTAATTTAGATAATAAATGTTCGGTGTGTACCTTATATAAAGTTTGATTATACATTATTTAATACGACCTTCTACACCGAAGAATTCTTGTTTTTTAGGATTATCTTCTTTTTCTACACTGTTAAGTTCTTCTACTTTAGCCATCATAGCAATAGCGTCTTCCATAGCTAATCTATAGGCTGATGCTGATATTTTTACTTTTTCAGGATCTAATTCTTCTGGATCCATTTTTTTATTCATAACTTTTATTAACTCTTCTATAGAGTTTTCAGCAGCTTTGAGTAGTCTCTCTCTTGTTTTTTTTACGTCCATAGTTAATTGTTATATCATTTAATAAAATTCTGTATAATTTTTGATTCTCAATATTAAATTCATATTCAGAACCTGGTGTAAAGCCCACTATATCGCCTACGGACACGTTTAACGAACTTAAAAGCTTATTGCTATACATAAGCTCCCCAACTAATTCTTTTTCTTTTAAAACACTCCATTTAAAATCTTGTGGTAATGGTTTAACAAAACAATATCTATCGGGACATTTCCATTTACCATTGTTTTTGTATGCATATACCTGATCAACACTAACAGAATAAATATTTTCATCAATATATGACGATGAATTTTTTTCTTTACCCTTAACATCAATCCATCTTCTAAATACATTGTGATGAACAATTACTTTATCACCTGGTTTTATTTTAGTTTTATAATTTATAGGTATACTTTTAACTGTGCCTATTCTATTAACAAACTTGTAATCTCTTTCAGATAATTCAGAATTAATTATTAGTTCTTTACCATCTATATACTTTTTGTTATCGTATCTAGTATCAGTATATATAATATAGTTGTAAAGTGATTTCATTAATAATCTAAATTATATTCTACGGAAACAGCCATGTTTGTATTAAAGTGTTTCCACGGTATTTGATTATTATTTTTTTCTATATATATATGATAACCGTTATCTTTTTCAAATATATCACATATTTTATGACCACCATAAACTTCTTGGCCTACAGAATAATGCATAGCTTCATTCTTATAATCTTGGCCAATTGATATTTTTCTTATTAATTTCATTTAATTTTATTTAATATGTCCAAAGAGTTATATCAGGAGCACCAGGATAACCAATGCCTACGTGGACAAAATTATTTTTTCTACTTACACCTATTCTTGTAAAGCCAACTTCCATAGCAGCTTTAACTAATTTAAATGTAGCTTCACCCCCAACACTTGCAATATCAACTGCGTTGCCATATGCATGCTCACCTGGTGATTTTTTCTTTGCTTCTATTGGATGATCAGGACTTCTATAACTTGATGTTATCTTTATTGATGAACCATATACTTCTCGTAAGTTATCTAACATATTTAGAAGTTTTTTATTCATCATTTTAAAATCATTGAATTCAGATTCATTAAAATATTTTAAAGGCATTTTATTTATTATTTAATTTGTTTTTTATACCTATTACGGTATATACTATTGTTAATAATAATACTACTGTTTGTAGCAGTGGATTTATATCTGGCATTATAGAAAAGGTAAAACCACCTAAACTTATACCATAAATTCTTAAGTCTTGCATTTTATTTGTGCATTTTGTTTCCAAAGACTTTCTCTACACCTCGTGACCCGAAATAGCCTCCGATTACTATTGTTAATAAACCGGTTATTGAATCAAGTGGATAACCTAAGTACCACCCAATTACATAGCTTACTGTTAAAAATATTAATGTTAAAGGACGAACATTAGCCGCAAGCCATGCTCCTGAGCTCGCATCCGCAACCCATCTTTCTGTTGTCCCATCTATTTCGGCTCTTTCAAGTTTTAGCTTTTCTAAGGCAATTTGTTTATCACCATCAGACATTTCGCTACTACCTATTATAGCTTCTATAATACCACCGGCTGGTGTGCCACTGGCTATTGATCCTACTACAGCTGGAATCTTGTTTAATAAAAACTTTCCAACTGCAGTATCTTTAAATTTTTTTTTCATATTATTTAATTAAATTTTATGTAATACCATATGTTCCTTTTGTATTATTATAAGCTGCGGTAACTTCTGTTGCTGAAAAGGTTTTATTGTAAAATTTTATCATACCTATTTTACCATCAAACTCATAGCCACCAACAATGTATTTGCCTATCGTTACACCGTTTGTATTTTTTGAAATAGTACCAGATAAAGTAGCACTTTCTTGTAAAGAACCATTTAAATATATTTTATATACATTATTACCATCATGAGTAATAGCTATATGATACCATGTCCCCGTATTAGTAGCACTGGTCACATTAATAGTTATTGTGCCATTGCTAGTATTATGCATTTGAAATCTATAATTTCCGCTACTACTGTGTTCTAACTGCCATGAATAACTACCACTTCCCCCGTTAGATTTTTGTATAACCCATTCTCTACCGGTTCCATCTTTATTAACCCAAACTTCTAAAGTTGTAGGTAATTCAAAATCAAATATTGTATTTTGGGGTATAGTCATATAATGACTTGAACCATTTAAATCAAAATAATTATATGTAACACCTCCTGAATTATAAGTGCCCCAAGTAGGAGATCCACTTATTGTTGCATTATTACCATTAGGATAATTATTCTTTGTAGCTAAATAGTTTTGTGCTACTTGCTCCGCTGTTAAAGCACCTTCATATACTCTAGTATGACCTATTTTACCATTAAAATATGCCCCTGGATATTCTCCATATCTACCAAATATAAATGCTTTACCATTTGCTGCACTGTTAATAGTTACTGTGCTACTTGCTACAAATGAACCATCTAAATATGCTTTTTTAGTTGTTCCATCAGAAGTAAAAACTAGATGATACCATCGGTTTGTTTGAACAACCCCAGCACTTACAATAACTCCAGACCCAAGAAACATTAACTGATAATTATTACCAGAACCTCTAGTAGATGGACCTACCCCATATGCCTGGTAGCTATTCTCATTTAATCCCCATAAATATTCGCCATTTCTTGAATCTGTATTAAACCACATTTCTACTGAAAAAGGTATAGATGCCCAATTTTTAGTAATACTTGTTGAAAAATAATCATTACTACCATCTAAATCAAAAAAATTACCAATTTCTTGATCATAATAAGAAGTAACAGTACTACCAAAGTTATGTAATGTTGCATTGTTACCTTGAGTGCTAGAATCATTCCACGTTGTTCCCGATGAATAATTTGTAGGTCTCAAATCAGTTAGTATGGTAGGATTTTGATATAATGCTTTAGTAGCATTGTAATTAGTTTTTACTTGTGTCTCAGACATAGCACCGTTATAAATTCTAACCTGTGCTATTTTACCATTCCAAGCAGGATGACCTGTTCCTAACGAAGTTGCAGCTTTACCTATTTCTAAAGTTCCTGTATTTGTAGTACCTACCGCACCACCTCCATCTGTAGGGGCTGTATGATAAGATGGTTCAGCACCATTTATATACATTTTTGCTTTTCTAGTACCAGCATTCCATGATAACACAAGGTGAGTCCATTCATTTAAAGGAGCTGCAGCTGTACCAGATTTTGTTAAAGATGCTGTATCATAATCATAAAAATAATATCCTACACTACTTGTCCAATTTAAAAACCAACCGTTATAAGCATTCCATGGTCCCCCTTTATGCATAAGACCTTGCTCATTTGTAGTTGAGGACCTCCATATCCACATTTCTATTGTAGCATCTACATCTAAATTAAATATATTATTATGAGCTACTGTAAAATAATCACCTGATCCATCTAAAGTAAAATAGTCAGAGTTATTATCATTAGTATGAGCTGTATTTCCAGAAATGATAGCATGCCTATTATTTCCAGAAGTGTCGGTCCAATTTCCAGTAGTATATCCGTTTGCGTCTAAACTTAATTGTAAACTTGCTACACCTTGGTATAAATCTTTAGTAGCATTATAATTAGTTAAAACTTGTGAAGAATCTAAAGTAGAACTGTAAATTCTTAATTGAGCTAATTTACCTCCAAAAAAAACGCCACCCCCTGGTTGATCACCAATAGTTATATTTTGAGTAGAACCTGCATTTATACCATTATTTGCTGCTGGGTCACTATCAATAACACCATTTATATATAATTTTACTTGCGATGCTGATCTTGCATATACAAAATGAGCCCAAGTTCCATTTGAAAAAGTACCTGTAGTTTCATAAGTATTACTACTTCCGCCATCTCTTTCTAATACGGTTAATTTATTATGTGAACCAGATACTTGTATTTGAAAAGATTTTGTTGCATTACTTCCGCCCCATTTTCCGATTACTACATCTTCATTTTGTAAATTATTAAAATTTATCCAAAATTCTATTGTGTGTGTTTCACTTGAAAAATTTATAGGTGAAGTATCGGTAGCTGGAAAAGTTATAGTGTCATTACTTCCATCAAAAGTAAAATAATCTGAGTTATCATTATTAACGTAGGTTGCTCCATTAATTGTACCATTAATACTACCAACACTATCAGTCCAATATGTACCTGAATGACCATTTGCATCTAAATGAAATGCTAAATTACTTGTATATAATGTGCCTTGAGTTGGCGGTGCTGTAACTAAAGAACCTTGAGTTGCTTCGTGTTTAGATGTAATTGTAGATGAATAATTTAAAAAATTACCAGCCCTAAAGTTTTGTCCAACTTCTGCAGCTGTTAAAGCGGTATTATAATATCTAACTACTGATAAGCGTTTTGTATAAGGATAAGAATTGCTTGTATTATAATTACCTATTCTTACGCCATGAGAATTATCTCTATAAGAACTTAATGATGCAGTAACTAGATTACCTCCATTTAAATACATTTTAAAATCCCCACTACTTCCTACTGTGATAACAACATGCATATATTCATCTGTACCTATACTTGATGTACTAATATTTAAACCACTAGTAACTCCTCCTCCACTATTATATCTATAAAAATAAATAGTACTAGACGTTGCCCATAAAGCGTAGGATTCATTAGCGCCTCCTGCTCCTTTATTTATAATATGACAAGTTGTTGCTGGTTTTTGTAACCAAATTTCCATTGTAGAATTACTTTGCATATCTACAAAAGGACTATCTGGAATAGTAATTAAATCTGAAGCAGCACTACTAAAATCAAAGTATCCTACTGTGTCACTACCAAATGAAGGCCCACTTATTGTTGCATTTAATCCTGTATCAGTTAAATCTGTCCAAGTTGTTCCAATACCATTATAAGAAGTTGTATCACTTGCATTAAGATGCACTTTTAAATTACTTGCCTTATCCGCAAGAGGAACATTTACTTCATGTTCATCAATATCATACCAAATAGAGCCGTCTCCATCATAAGAATCTACATCATTAGCATCTAAATGCAAAACAAGTCCTTGTTCTTGGTCTGTTAATCCAGAACCAGCCGCTGTAGATTTCTTAAAAAATTTTTGGTCTAGTGCCATATTAAATTGTTATATCAAACTCTTCAACTTTTTTTATTGTATTTAAAGAATTTATTTCTGCTTCTTTTTTATTAATTGAATCGTATATAGCTTTTCTTTTCTCTTTTATTTTATCAGGTATAGACTTTTTTTCTGATACTTCCCTTATAACATACCAGTCTGTGGGTAACAGTAATTGATACCCGTTTTGTTTTAACTGTGTTATTTTATTTTCTTTTGAAGATTTTAATGTACTTCCAGGTACATCTAAGTCTTTAATATCATACGTATATATATCGTCCCCAGACACAAAATGTAAATTAACTAGCTTTTGATTTTCTGGATTATATTCAGGAAGTTTAAGTTCAAAAAATTCATTTTCAAGCCATACATCTTCACCCATTTTATCAAAATTTAAATGATGACCTTTTGCACCCTGCCAAACTTCTGGTAGTTTATTAAATACTACCGGTTTACCATTTATAACTTTTACTCTTGCCATATTAACTTGCTGCTTTTGAAATTTGATACCATGCTTCCGAAGCTGATATGAATTTTATTTCTAATATATTTTTAGTGCTGCCTGTATCATCATAGGTACCTCCTAAATTATTATAAGTACCAGAAGACCCATTTATTGTTCCAAGTGTTAATGTGTAAGAACCACCACCTCCGGTTACTATAATTGTTTTAACATCGCCTATTTTTACATTGGTAAAATTAAATGTTATATTGTGGCCTGCTGTTACGGTAAATACATTAGCCGCAGAACTATCTACAGTTACCCCTGAACCTGATGATGATAAAGCACTAGCCCCTGTATATCTGCTTTCTAAAACGTTATGTGTTACTTTTGTTAATCCCATTATATTATTCTGTTAAATCCCATTTTTGAGATGATTCGTTCCATTCATACATTTTATTATCTGTTGGTTTAGTTACTGGGGGTTCCCATTTACAAGTTGTTTTATTTAAAGTCCAACTTTCAAATGGTTGAGGTGAATAAAAAGCGTCAAGATTAAAATCATAAATAAGCCCTTCTGCAGCATAATTTTTTCTAAAAGGTTCTTTACCTAATGCGTGTACATTAAATCTTGTATTATAAGAAGTTCTTTTACAAATTTGTTTATGAATATCTTGTAAATATAATTCCCAATTTATATTAGAATCACCTTCATCTCTACCTGAAATTACTTTCGTAACTATATTATTCATGTCTAATAATGCGTAATGTGCCATATTTATGCTATTTGAATATTACCAGAACCCCCTGTAAATCTAGTATATTTAGTTGTACCTGATATAGTGGTGTTAAGATGTGAAGTAGTTAAGTTACCACTAGTAGTTGATAAAGTTCCCCCTGTGTATCTTAAAATTACAACGCCGTCGGCTCCATTGCCTCCAGAACCATCTTGGCCACCACCACCACCACCACTTCCAGTGTAAGCTGATCCATTCGTTCCATTAGCGGCTCCTTTACCACCATTACCACCGATACTACTTCCTCCTGCGCCGTTTGAAGTTC